CTACCTTGTAATAGCATATATTTCTTTTACATAATCACCAGGGTGGTTGATAGAAAACTCACCATGATACATTCCTTCTTTAATTCTAAGAGAACTACCCTCAATTATTTTACTGATAGTTTTCGCAGAGCTTTTCATTGAACTATTTTCTTGTCCTCCTACAAAAATGCTCACTTTCGCATTGCTATTGCTAAGTAAATCTTTTATAGAATACATAGAGTTTGCCTGTAAAAAAGCAATCATGTTTTGCTTTGTGATTTTGCAAGTGTCTCTGTAATAATCATCGAAAAATTCTTGATTCATTTTAAGCGATTTGAATTGTAACTTAGAAAACCATTTATGTTTAATCAGTCCATAGCAGTTTCCAAAAACCGGTTTAATCATTGAGTATATCATCTTTGAGGGTACAACAAGAGCGCTTTCAACAATTGCATATTCACAAATATCTGCTCGCCTAGACATAATTTCAAGCAGAATCTGACCACCAAGAGATAATCCCCCTATTAACAATACATAACCATCAAATGTTTCGTCAATAAAGGAAATAATCTCTTTCGCATTGTCCTCTATTGTTGTAAAATCCCTATCACTTTCTGCATGACCGTCCAATACTGGAAGAATGACATGAAAATCATTTTGAAGCATTTCAGCTTCTTTACGATAATTCCACCACGATAGTCCGCCTCCGTGCAATAGAATAATAACATCGCTATTTTGTTTTCCGAACTCTTTATAGTTCATTTTGTATAACCTCTTACACAGATTCAAATTTATCTTCGTATAAAAATAATTCCCATTATATAAATCCATAAACTCTTTAGCAAACTTTGCTACAAGTTCATGATCAAGTGCAGTTACTAAGGTTTCTACATTTTTATTAGCTGTTGGTGTCTAATTATATGATCCGCGCATTACATAGTCCATATCTATGATACATAAGCCTTTATTTTCTATACTTTATTTACTTAGTCGGCATAATCCTTATGAGTAATGTTAGGACTTCAATTTGCAGTAGCACGCAGCCAATCAAACTTCGCCTTGCTCGTTTTCTTGGGCGTGCCTTGCATAGGACGTACATCTGCTTCTACTTCGCTACTTCGTAGCTCGTACAAGCAGTGTTACGCATTCAACATGGCACGAGCTGATACCATGGATTACAATGGTACATTCCCCTGTTTTTTTGGTAAGAGAAAACATATCAACCCCATTTTTGCCTACTTGCCCGTCCACGAGAACATATCAACTGAGTTGCTAAACTACATTCCATGAATGGGTTTTAGCATCATACTTAATCATCCCATCATCTCTTAGTTGATTAAAAAGCCTTTGAGCTTCAGTAATACAAATATTTAACCTTTTACATATTTTAGGTCTGCTTAAGCCAGGGTTAGTGATAATAATTTGCTTTATAAAATCAGCATTAGTACCCTTAACTTCTTGTATTCTTCTCGCAAGATCATCAGGTCCACTTATAATTGTATCCACCCAATCAACAAGCGTTTTTTCGTTCAGAATCATCCTAGCCTTCAATATATAATCAGATCTATGCTTTACAGCAGCCTCCATTACATATGTAATGACATTGTCATCATTATATATTTGAAAGCGTCCATGAGCGAGAGCACATCTTATATAATAGAACAATTGCAAAATATCATTTTCTTTTCCAGAGTTATACATAATCACTCTATTACTGTCTCGTCGTTTTTGAAATGTACCATTTATATGAATATTGCTTTCTAATCTACTCATATCATCGAGCCTTCTTGCAATTGCATAATTCACATTTTGTTGTAACTCTGCAGATGTGATTAGATAATCCTTTAATTTTCCATCTTTCCATACATTTGAATTCCAACCATGAGTAGACATTTTTTTCTCGGAAGAACTAGTTTTATTACAAGGAGTCGACCACACGAAGAATTTTATAATTTTAATAAAATCATCGCTTAACTCAATTTCATCCTTATCGTGAATCCAGCCTTCTTTAAAATTAACCAATACATTTGCCATTACCTTTTTCAACTCCTGATTCCAAATGAGTATAAAAGCATACTTGCTCACTCAAAATTATTAATTTAATTACTAACCTTGCTTCATCCTAAAGCAGAACTGCACTTAACTGATTTTTTAGAAGTACTTTTCTATCCTCTATAAATTTTGGATAATTTTCATATGAATAATCCATATCTGGCAAATAATTTACAGTCCTATACTGAATCTTATCTGTATTTGTAGGATGTTGTTCGTTAAACCACTCATCAAAATCAGTAGCAAGCTTCTCTTCATTAAGCTGTGCAGCAAGAAGCTGAAGGTTACTTATATCATTAACCGTTGCAATGTACCAATCTAATTGTTCCTCAGGAACACCCTGCTTTCGGAGATAAGTTTTTGTAAATTTGCTCTTCGGATACATATGATCTTCATGGAATTTATTACTGAAATCTAGTGATGGATATAGCAACATGAGAGTTGAAAGTGTGTCACTCTTTCCATATTTAAGTTTCAAAAGGAACTCCTCAATATCTTCATCCGTAAACTGTATGGATTTATTTGTACCTTTAAACTTGTCGATGATACTGTCTAATGGAAACTCATTTGTTCCGTTTGCTTTTAGAATCTCACGAATTGGTCTAATCACATTATCTGGTTGTCCACTGAATGTCTTCTTTAACAGAGAACGTATAAGCCACTTCTTTATTTTATCTTTATTATTCTTGTTTGTCCCTGAATCAACAAAGTTATCCGGCATACCATTAATAAAAAGGTAATATGCAATTGGAATCAGCGCATTATTTGATGTTAGTGTTTCACCTGAATAACCAAATGATGAAACCAAAAGAACCGCCTGTTTAATAGCTTTCTTTATATTATCCCAATTGTTTTCAATTTTAATCATGTTTTGTTTGTTAAAATTATCCACCTTAAAAGCAATATCCGTAAAATCACTAAGAACCAACGCCGTCTTCAGCACAAAATCTTTATTGATTTTAAATCCTGCTCCTACTGCATTTACATCATCAACAAACTCAATAATTTCTTCTCTCGCATCATGGTTTTCCCACTGTGCAGAAGCTATGGATAGAAGCAAGTCAGAGTAACTTAGAGGTGTCCCTCCACTGTTGACTCTAATAAATATATTTAGAACTTTATCGAGTTCTACCGTCTTCTCTCTATAATAACTAATCGTGCCAGCCTTATTAATAATGTTATATAGCTTAGACAGAGCATTAATAGCGAATATTGTCTGTTCTTCAGTATACTTAAACTCCTTTGAAAAGCCTATATTTTTAGTAACAAACATCGCAACGTCACCATCTTGTTTCATATTAAGGATTTCACCGACTTCGAACCAGTATGTATTTTCATCATTTTGCACTTCTTTATTTGTAAGAAATTTGAACTCATACTCGTTACTACTGTCCGTAGAATTTGATAGTAAGTTTAAGTATAATTTCCTAGTTGGGTATGCCTCCTGATTTTTCTTTGCCATATATTTAAGTTTATAGGCATAGATTCCCTTAAGCCCTATATAAATTGAGGTGAGACGTTGCTGTCCATCAAGAACAGCTGTCACGCCATCCAAACCTTTTAAATCGACTTTCTTATTATGTACACCTTTATACTCATGATAGTTTCTAATAAATCCATAAAAGTCATAGTCGTTTACATGTTCCTTATTAATCTCCCAGAAAAGGAATGTACCAATCGGATAGTCCCTCATAAGCGAATCAAACAAAGCTTCAATCTGCTCAGTATCCCAAACATATTCGCGCTGAATAGAAGGTAAAACATATTTATTTGCAGTAATGTCCTTCATTACCTCAGCTATTGTTAATGGTGTCTCATATGCCATAATATTATCCTCCTTAGCATTCCTTCCTCTTCACATAGGTTAGCTCAATATCATAACCTAGCTTTTCCATCATCTTTACAAAGGTTTTGTTAACAACGCCATCTTTTTTCTTAATAATCCGGTTAACATACTGGCTAGTAGTGCCAATCTCTTCAGCGAGCTGCACCTGCGTCTTTCCCGCCTCAATGCATTTCACTTTTACATCCACTTCAATATTATTCGTTATCATAGAATTGACCTTTCAATAGGGTGTACAAAATTATCCTTAATAGATACATTATAACAGCTAAGTCAATATATCTACAACAACAAAACACCCCGCCGAAGCGAGGTGAAACCTAATTATCCTTATTTATAGATGTCTACACTTGCACCAGACTTGAACTCTACTGTGAAATAGCTCTCGTAAACAGTAATCTTTTCTATAAGTCTGCGAGTCAGCTGTTCATCATACTCAGTAATAACTTCCGTCTGCTCATCCAAGAATTTATTCATCTCATCAATCCTAAGTTTCAGCCCTTCCCTTTCAGCTGAGTCTACCATTGCACTTTGCTTAAGCTCACGAAGTTTAAATATTTCATCAGCCATCTCATCATAATTTACTTTTGAATTGGCTACCTTTAGAAGTTCTTTCTGTAACTCTTCTAGGCGAAGATCAATCTCATCAATAGATATTCCACCAACATCTGTAATAACCGATTCAATATTTGCTACAAGAGCGGCTTTCATGCTTTCTCTTTTTCCAAATGCCTTATTGATAGCTTTAATCACTATGCTTTGAAGATCTACTTCCCTAATAGCTCCTGCATCACATGCTCCTGGACCATTCTCAACCCTATTACAACATCTCCAAACTATATACTTTTTCCCATGTGCTTGCCACTGAATCCTACGATAAATCTCCCCGCATTTGCTACAATAAACAATGCTTGATAAAGCATATTTACTGGAATAAACCCTTTTCTTTCGATTCTTCCCGCTGTGTAGATTGGCTCTTCGAACCATTTCTTCCTGTACTCTCATAAATATATCCCTTGGAATGATGGCCTCATGATTATTCTCCACATAGTATTGTGGAACAAGCCCTTTATTTTTAACTCTAGTTTTGTTAAGAAAATTAATAGTATAGGTTTTTTGTAAAAGGGCATCACCCATATATTTCTCATTGTGTAAAATTTTATAAATAGTTTCAGGACGCCACTTTCCCTTTCCTGCTCCTGTAAGTATGCCGTCTTCCTCCAAGCCTCTTCCAATTTCTAAAAGGCTTGAACCTTCTAGGTACTCTCTATAAATTCGTTTTACAACCTTTGCACCTTCTGGTTCAATAATCAGCTGCCCATCATTATCCTTGGTGTAACCGATAAAGCGGTTGTGATTGACCTGCACAAGTCCCTGCTGATAACGGTATTGAATACCAAGTTTCACATTCTGCGAAAGTGACTGCGATTCTTGCTGTGCGAGTGATGCCATGATGGTAAGAAGTACTTCTCCTTTTGCATCCATCGTATTTATATTCTCTTTTTCGAAGTATACTGGAATATTCTTTTCCTTAAGCTGACGGATAAATTTAAGGCAGTCTAGAGTGTTTCTTGCGAACCTGCTGATGGACTTTGTAATTATCATATCTATTTTTCCATCCATACATTCATCAATCATGTGGTTAAATCCATCACGTTTTTTTGTGTAAGTACCACTGATTCCATCATCTGAGAATATCCCAGCAAATTCCCACTCAGGATTTTTCTGAATATAATCTGTATAATGCTCTACCTGTGCATCATAACTTGTAGCCTGCTCATCGCTATCTGTAGATACCCTGCAGTATGCAGCCACACGAAGTTTTGGCCGATCTTCTTCCTTTACTGTATTTCCTACACGTCTTTTTGCAGGAATCATAGTTATTGTTTTTCCCACTTCTACACCTCACTTTCCAGAAGGCTGTACAAGTACTCTGCCTGTTTGTATGGATCACATCTCTTCTCCATAGGCTTTGCCATTTTGAAATTGCAAGGGATGGAAGGTTTATCTTTCGGCTTAAGTTCCTTGCATCGATTAAGGTATCGAATCCTTTCCATCCTTATTTCTTCAGCCTTATCAAATAGTTCTTCATCGATAATTGCAGGGTAGTATTCATTACCTAGATAATTCTTATTTCTGAGTATCCGACCAGAGCTAGAGTGAGTGATATGAAGTCCTGCATTTTCAGCAGATTCCTGAAGACTCATCCCGGAGATATAGTTTTCAAACAGAAGTCTAACCTGATCAGCCTGTTTTTCTACAATTACCGCTTTTCCTTCTACAATCTGATAGCCATAAGGAATATACCTCATTTACATCACCAACCTTTCCTTTAAATTTAAACCACACTTTAGTTTGAAGTTTACTTCTTCTCTGCTATATACAATTATCTCGTCAACGATTGTGAGGAACAGATTATCGTCAAACTCTGTAAACATTTTTCCCTTGCCAGTAAATTCCATAAGATTTTGCAATTCTCTAACCTTGTTTTTATCTCCCCCAATATCATTCAACAGCTGATCTTTATTTGCTTTCAATTCCTCCTCTTCTGCCATAAGCTTATTAATTTCCGTATTATAAATTGGTGCATCCAAAAGACCCTGTGCCACCAAGTTAGCAGCTGTTTGCGTTCTATCTGCATTTTCCTCAATCTGCCTTTCTATGGCATCAATCTGAAGTAGTCTTTCTTTATCATCTATACCTCTAAGGCTACGCATCAGAGGTTTTAGTATGTCCTTATGCCCGAAAACCAGTTTATTTACCATTGTAAGGAACGCAGTTTTCAATGCTTCATCTTCTATGTAAAGCATGGAGCAAGCATTTCTATTTTCAAGATGTGTAGAACAAGACCAAGCAATGTAATTACCACTTGGTTTATAGTGTTTCCTGCGTTTAAATTTGTCACCACAACATCCACACTTGATTTTTCCAGACAATGTATAACGATTTTGATACCTTGAGGTGTTGCTACCATTGCCTTTTTCCTTGCCTCGGCGTCCTAATACTATTCTAGTATTCTCAAAATCCTCATGACTTATAATAGGCTCATGGTGATTTTCACAATAGAACCTATCACGTTCACCATAATTGACGTGCCTATGGAAGCTACTATCTGTATATGTCTTTTGAAATAATACATCTCCAGTATATTTCTCATTCTTGAGAATGCCGTTTATGGTTGTTCCCGTCCATCTACCGCCTTTCTTTGTTTCTACACTTCTTTCATTTAGCATCTTTGCAATGGTATTGGCTCCTTGACCTGCAAGGCAAGCCGCAAAGATTTCTTTGACAATTTCTGCCTGCTCCGGCACAATTACCATTTCACCATCTACATTTTTATATCCATATGGAGGATATCCGATTTTGAAGGTTCCTTTCTCATAACGCTTACGAACACTCCATTTACTATTTTCTGAAATCGAAACTGATTCACTTTCTGCAAGACTAGCCAAAATGGAAAGCATTAGCTCCGACTCCATAGCACTGGTATTAATATTTTCTTTTTCAAAAATAATAGTAATGCCTAGTTCTGTGAATCTCCTAACCATCTCCAAACAGTCTGTTGTATTTCGAGCGAATCGACTAATAGATTTGGTAACAATTAAGTCAATAAGCCCGTCCTCACAATCTGAAAGCATAGACTGAAGTCCATTTCTTAGTTCTTTTTTTGTTCCTGAGATACCTTCATCATAGTAAAGACCTGCGTACTCCCATTCATCATTAAGACGAATATAGGACTCGTAATGTGCCTTCTGAGCATCTAGGGAAATTAGCTGTTCATCACTATCTGTAGATACTCTGCAGTAGGCTGCAACTCTAATTTTTGTCTTTGTTCCTGTATTTGTATCTGTCCCTATTTTAGTAATCTTTTTCATCAACTCACCTCTCTTTCGGGGTAGTAACATTAACCCGTACTATCCAAGTAATAGCAACTCATTTATGGCATTATCTCCGCTAAATATGGAGAGAATTTTTTCCTGTTTAGTTTAGTAATTCTTATAAATTCTTCATCTGAAATCAGACTCTTTTCACGCATTTTTTCTAATATTTTCTGTGCAAGGTAGTAATCTACATCCGCCTGGAGCTGCTCGTTTTTTAGGGGTCCGGGTTTAGTAATAAAAGACACTGTATCAGATACGCTAGTAATTGATTTATTATCTGTCATTCTATTTCCTCCAATCCGAAGGAAATCTTTTCCTTCTACTCATAAGCGGTAAAAGTGAACAAATCGAACCCCCTTAAGAGCAAAAAAATAAAGCCTACCCAGGATTTTTCCCAAGTAGGCTATCGTCTTATATATTTAGTTATAACAGTTCATTTACTCGTCTTTGCACTGCGTTATAATCGTATCCTGCTCTTTCAAGTCTGTTCTTTCTATCTTGACCATTACCCCAGTCACCTCTAATAACCTCACGAGCTAAGGTATCAATGGATTTTTCAGTTGGTTTACTTGCATTTCCAGATAGGATTTCATTTACTCTTTCTTGAACAGCATTGTAGTTATATCCTGCAGATGTCAAACGGTTCACCCTGTCCTGTCCATTACCCCAGTTGCCAGCAATTACCTCTCTTGCTAAGGTATCAATGCTCTTTGATTGCGAGCTTGTTACAGGGTAAACAGATCTACCATTTGCATCATAGACAGAATATCCTGGATTTGCATTGGCACACTTCTTTGCATTATCTAAATTTCTAAATGCACCTTTTTGACTCTTTGGATTAGACCAAGATTTTCTCACCCTGTATAGGAAAGATGTACCTGTATTAGATGAGCTTGATCCACCAGCAAGCCTTTTATTGACTTCAGCTGCGATATATGGGAACTTGCTGCCAAGGTATGGTCCAGGGCAGTTGGTAGCTGCATACCATTCATGCTTTTGAAGGACCCCTTCTTTTCCACCGGTATATGTGCAGTTTATAATACCATTTCTTCTGCAAATATCTGTAACTAAATCAATCAGTGTGGCAAGAGTCCTATCACTTACTGGCCAATTTCCGCCATTTGCTGAATTTGCCACCTCGATTGTAACTGCTCTATTATCACACCAAGAACTTGATGTACACCAAGAGCGATTAGTCTCATCAACACATAAAACTATCTTGTTATCATTCCCTATACCATAGTTACAAGATGCCTGCCTTGATGTCGGTCTAAAAATCTGACCGATTGTAGCTGCACTAATCGAACCTGCTGTATGGTGAATTGCGATTTTTGTAATCGGCTGATTTCTATGACCACTATGATTTGGACTAAGCATTGTCATATTTACTAAACTACTGTTACTCATGTTCCTTTCCTCCTCTTTCCTTATCATGTAACTGTTCTAAAACTGCTTTTAATTTGTCCGGTACCGGAAGTCCGAGATGTGCAGCGTTTTCAATAAGGGAAAGTCCCTCATTTGATAGATAAAAGAAAACAACTGCCGTTCTTAACACACTTCCCGACTTGATAATCTGAACATCAATAATGTTTGCTATTCCTACGAGCATAAAAATAAGCACCTTTCTACAGATGCCCTTAAATCCGACAGAACTAGATAACTTCTTATCAGTTATCGCACACATCACTCCTGTTATGTAATCAATGACTACAAATAAAAGAAGTGCGAGTATTAGTCCATCGCACCCTCCTAGAAAATATCCTAGCCATCCTCCAACTCCAGCAAAAACAAGCTGGATCATGCTCCAAAATTCTTTCATATTAGTTTCCTCCAAACCACTGTGTCATATCTGTTGACATAAATAAATCGATAATTATAGGAAGTTCATAGGTTGGTTTTTCTCCAACCGTATAAACCACACCTTCCTTTGTAATAGCTACTGGATGATTTTTATGCACATCGAGTAGTTTCTCTGGTGCAAGAGACGTAGTATCAACCCTAGTAAAAATGGATACTTGGTCAAAATGAATATTCTCTACTTTTTCTTTCAGCTTAGAATAATAAAAGATTCCGCTTTTTTCCTCCCACTCTTCCGACTTCACCGCTAGTCTTACATGAAATGACGGTCTTTCAGAATCAACATACTGAGTAAGAGCTTCGAACATTTTTGATGTATATTCACGATTCACCACTTCTTTTCCACTAGACATTCTTTCAAATTCAGGTGTTTCCACTGTTGGTATGCCGGTAAAATTAGGGCTATCAATAGGTGCAAACTTCGATTTGATTTTTTCAAAGAATCTGCCCAATCCTTCCCTATTTAAAAACTTATCTTCCATAAGCATCACCTACACAAAAAGAGCATCAATCTCTTCGTTTGTAATGCTATTGATATCCGCAGCCTTTAAATAACCACTAAAATCGACTGATGTAGTGCCAATCTTTTCAAACTTCTCATTCACCCAGATGAATTCATCATAAGCATCATTATCTCCCTTATTATTAGAAACAAGATAGATAATTGCTTGTTCTCCACTGGTTGGAAGTTCCTCTACCACAGAAAATTCGATAGATTTTACATTACCAATAAGACCTTTGACTTCTTCAGTAAGCTCTGCTTTTTTTACAAAGTCTGCATAGTCTTCAAGTTCTACTACCTTCTTAGGAATAGCTGTTACTTTAGCGTAAGCCTCAACACCTTCCAACCCATCAATTCTATGGGGAATTTCTGATTTCTTAGCATAATCACCTGCATCTTCTAGGCTCTCTACCTTACTTGGAACACTTGATTTAAGTGCATAGTTTTCAGCATCCAAAAGATCTGTTACATTCTTTGGAATAGCCGTCTTTACTTCATCAAGTTCTGTCTTTTTTACAAAGGTATCCTTTAGTTTCTTCCATACATATAAAAGTCCGTTGTTGTCTAAATACTTTGCCTGCATTTTTCTTCCTCCTGTTATTTAAGTAATTCTTCAAGTTCAATATTTGATATTGTGTTTAACCCTAGTTCTTCAAGACTTCTGTTTCCAATCAGCTTTACTTCATTTATCTTTGGCTGATTGACTAAGCTATTGTAGTCAGATGAACCAGAGTCTGTGACCCTGATAATCGTTTCAAAAGATGTATCCATCGGTGCATCTCTTTTAAAGCTTGCATTAATTTCTGCCATTAAATCTCACCATCCTTTAAAATTTCATATGTGCTAGTTCGTATTAAAGATGATGCTATTGCACTTCCATCAGAAAACTTTGCCCTTATTTGGATTGTCACAATTCCCTCTGTAAAAAGCAGCGTGTCTTTCTGAGATAGATAAACAGATATAATATTATTTTGTATTTTCACTTCATCAATACTCTTTTCTAATATGACCTTGCCATTTTGTTTGTAGGTAATAAAAAGGACAGATGCATTTGTCAAATCCACATCTGTCCGAAATATATTGATTGGTGTTGTTCCTCGGTGCATTGGTCATCCTCCTATGCTTTTTCTTCATTTTTTGCTTTTAGTTTTAGAATTTCATCATTAAGCTCTTTTTCTCTATCTTCATAGTATTTATCTAGGTTTTCTCTAAACGCATCAACTTCCAGTGAGTTTTCACTTATCACAGCTGACCTTACATCAGCGAGTATTCCAGCAAGTATTCCTTCTACCATATAGGTTGGAATAGGTATTCTTTGTTGTATGGCTGCTATATGTGAGTTTAACTCTCCTCTAAATTTTTGATAGGCAAGAGCGTAATTAATAGTTGGTTTCTCCATGTACTTTCTCCTTATCCTTTAGCAGTAAATCCAGCTTTCGATTGATTTCTTCAAGAAGAAGTATATTTTTATCTTCTTTTACTTCCTGCTTTTTTACTACATCTTTTTTTAGTGTTCCTTCATTTATCACTACTTCATTTGTATTAATAATCAGTTCTGGCATCCTTACCTCCTATTCATAATAATTCAAATCCATTAGAATCCCGTCTTTAAATACCATGCGTCCATTTGGTCCCCAGCTTGCTACCGTCCCATTTGAGTTCATCCTAAGTATCTGTACAAAATTAATTGTTGCATTAACCCCAAAACCATCTCTCCACTGTGGATCAACGATTTTAAACCCATGAGCATAAAAATTACAGCCGAGATGAATACCATAATCACTATAGATACTTCCTGAACGTGAGAAACACAGCATAGTAGTGTAACTTCCTGAATTTGAGTATTCTTGTTGGGAAAAAGCCATATATTTACCTTCACTGTCAAGATCAAAAACTAGACCTTTATGTGAACTGTTTGCACTCCATACATTTGTACCAATTTTACCTATATACTTACCATCACGATAAAAATGGTTGCCATTTTCGTCAAAGGTAGCTCTCTTATGACTAGAGTCAATCATACCGTTGTATAAGCCAATTTCTCCTGCCGTTATCTGAACATAACTGCTTGCACTATTAAACCCAAGTAAGAAACTGTTATAATTTTGTCTCATAAATGTTCCAAACTCACCTTTTTTAACCATTGAGGAAATAGAGCCTTCTACCACAGATATTTTTGAAATCGCAGTCTCTGCCTTTTCTTTAGCCGCCTGTATGTCCTTATCCCTTACTCTCACCCATTCAAATGATATAGAAGAACTGATACTCTCAGATGACGAATATTTCCATAGCATTCTCGTACCATCTTTATATGGTGAGTGTTCTGATTCAGGATAATTACTACCAGAAAGGCTGATTATCTCTCCTGCATCAGTTGGTAAGCTAGAAACATCCCCTATAAGTTCCTTATAAGTATCCACTTTTTTTATGTAGTCAATCTTAAATCCATAATAGTCATGCCCCGAACCGTCACACCTCCAGTAGAGCCAAAACTTATCAGATGGAATGAAAACTATTTGACCTGCTATACTTGTTCCACCATACTTTGGGAATACATAAATCTTACCGTCAAATTCATAGAAGATTTCTACCCAATCATAATGCTCACTTTCTGTCCAAGAACTTGAATTAAACTTTAACTCAAGTCCCTGCTTTTTCATAATATATCTATATGCATATCCGGTGGTTGTATCATAGAAAAAATCTCCTACATGGCTTTTTCTAACTACATCAGAATTCCAACTATTTGCCGGTGCTCGTGATGAATTTGGTTCATACGTTCCATAGTAATTCCCATTTTTCTGCTCTAATCTTTGATTTACAGTTTCTACACTCGCTTCAATTTTTCTATCTGTAGCTGACAGTCTAGTATTAACCTCATTTATAGTGTAGTAGCTTTTAAGTTTCCTATCTGTATCAGATATTGCCTCCGTCTTTGAATCAAGGATTTGTTTTTCTACCTGTGATGTATATGAAACAGATAGTTTTTCAGCATCAATTGAGTGACTCATAATTCTTTCACCATAGATCATTCCATCAAGTGTCATACCTACAACATATGGTCCCTTATATCCACTGTTACTTCCTCCAATACCATTCATATTAACTTGAAGCACCTTAGTAGCAGTGTTTTTATCTGGTGTATCCATATATAAATCTCTTAACCATCTGCCAGAGGAATCATATTCTGTTAGTTTATATCCACCTTCAGATATATTCATCTGAGCCTTTAGATTATCTATAGCACTTTGGACTCTTTCATTGTCAATCTTTCTTGTAACAAGGCTTTCTTCTTTTAGCTGCCTTACTGCATCTTGAGAACTTTGGATATAACCTTTGGCTTGATTACTTCCAAGAACCACCTTTATTTCTCTAGGCTTTTGAAGTGGAATAGTCTGTTTCATTACTGGAAATACTCGATCCATTCCAAAAGGATAAGCTATGCACCTTACTCTATCACCACATTCAATAGTTTCTGTAGGTATTCCAAACTCCGATAAGTCAACTGCAGATAAAGCTAGTTCTACCATCTCAAACTGATTATCCTTAAGCCACGCTGCTCCTTTTCTTAAAAGATTTTCAGGAACTGTTACGTCATCCCATCTGATTACCCTACAGACCCAGCCAAATTCATCTTTTGCCTCTTTTGAAACAAGATAGTTTTTCCCGTCGTTTACGGATTGAATATCCGTATACTTTTTAAGAATATCATTTTCTTCTCCATCTATTTCTTTGCCAAGAGGTATAATCGCTGTAGTGATATCTTCAGCAGATAAGTCTTCCGTATAATCAAGAAGATTTACCCCAAATTCAATAGACTGCTCTGTGGCTTTTCCCGTTTCTTCAAGTCTTAGGTAATCAAGATATAGAAGCTCTTCTTCCCTTCTTAACTTCAAACACCCACCCAGTTTATCAACCATTTTTGTCATGATGACTTCCATTGTGGTTTCATAATTAGTAAATCTATATAGATAGTTATTTGGATCGGTTACAGTTACTCTTCCAAGCATTATCTTTTTCTTGTCATCAACCTGTTCATTATGGATTTTAAGAAATTTGGAAAGTAACTGATAGGGAGTTTGGTCATGGTATTCCATCTGAGGCTGAATGCTGTCAGCTAGATATGATAAAAGACCTACGCACTGGACTTTCTTATTCCCACGTAGGTCTTTTGTTTGTTCTCTAACTTCCCCTATAAATATTTCTTTTTCGTCTCTATACACACTGACAATAGACTTTCTATTATAGATTTTTTCATAGTAAGGGTTTTCAGGCGGACATATAAAGCTAAGTGAACCTGCCGTATTCAGTTCAAGATTCAGTGTAGAACTAATCAAAGCTGCCTTTCCATCACTTGGATAATATATGGTATTTCCATCCATCACAATTTTATACACTTATAGCCACCCCCTTTTATATGAAATATCTATGGTGCTGTTACCTGTTAAAGAAAGTACTAAATCTTTTCTTTCTCTTACTTCCGGAAATCTATTTATCCCTTTTTTGATACTGAACTTCTTTCCTTTAAAATTTAATGTCACTATATTTTCTGTTTTATTATTAAACTCAGGAACTATAGTCATATCCGAATCAAATGGAATTGTCACAGTCTTGCTATTTGTAATAACAACGCCTTCAATTTTATGAATAATCTCTCCACCATTTACCAAATCAGAAATCATATATTTGTATGGCTCAAGCTTGTAATCTAATGTAATAAGTGAATAGTTTTTATCTGATTTAAATTCACTCACCCACATCCTGCCTTGATATACATAGTCTTTTTCCGTATCAAGCACAATATTGGTCTTTTTCCCATGAACAGTGCTTAAAAGTTTCCCATAAACCTCTTGCCATTTTTCATGATCTGATACAAGAAATTCAAATGAGCCTGTTCTCATTTCATATAAAACCTCTCCACCAAGGCTTTCTGTAATATCTATTTCTCCTTGTATGCCGGGTATATCAAGATGTTCTAGTTTTGGAGATGGTAGGTTAATAATAGGCTTACTTGTTGGAACAAGTCCAAAGTCTTTATAGCTATGAAATTCACCAATTTTCATCCCAAACACACTTACCACCCCCTTGCCTTTCTATTTTGTAATTTATAAAGTTCCATATCTATCTTTGGTGCAATACCTCCAACCAGTTCTCCTGAATCAAGAACGATGCTTGTTTCTGCAAACTGTGGGAAGTATCTATCCATAATTGCAAGAACTCTTGTCATTACACTAAGAAGTTCTCCATTTGCTCCTGCAGTCATATTTGAAAGCGTATCAAGTCCCATAATCACTTCAGGCCCTGCCTCTCCACCTCCAAGGAGATGTCCACCTTTACTACCGAAGATAGTAGCACCATTTAAGAGCATAGGTTTATTCATAGCCTTCTTATACCAGTCAATTGATAGATGTGGTACAGATGGTGGTGCTAAAGAAAAATGACCACTGATACTAAAATGTGGTAGTTTGATATGAGGAAGTTTTAGACTAATGCTTGAAAAGAACCCTTTAATCGCATCAACCACAGATTTTACTTTATTTTTAGCTTCCTCAATCGGAGTAACAATAGCACTCTTTATTCCATTCCAAATAGAAACAGCTGTATTTTTGATTCCACTAAATATAGAACTTACTGTGCTTGATACTGCATCAAAGACTGCACTAATCTTATTTTTTATCCCATCAACAACAGTAGCTATGACTGATTTAATAGCATTCCAAACACTTGTTGCTACATTTTTTATATTATTAAAAATCGTAGTAATAACTGATAAAATAGCATTTATAACTGTTGTAATGACGACTTTTATAGCGTTCCAAACAGTTGTTATCACAGTTTTTATGGCATTCATAATGCTTGTAATAACCTGTGAGATGGTGTTTAGCACTGTGCTTACAACAGTCTTAATTTCCTCCCACACCGTCATAATAGTTTCCTTGCAGTTTTCCCAAATAAACCTAAATGGCAGAGTAATCAGTTCAAAGTATCCTTTAATTAGCTCTACTATAAACACGAGTGCTACAGTCAATACGTTCTTAATAGTTTCCCATACTGTAGTAAAAATGCTGACTAGTCCTTCCCATATTCCCTTAAAGAAATCTGAGATGCTTTGCCATATACTCATGATGGCAGTTGACACCTTTTCCCATAAGCCTTTAAACCATTCAGTAATTGCTCCCCAATTTTTAATAATAGCTATGATAGCCACAACGGCTGCAATAATAGCTGCAATAATAGCTATTATTGGAAGAAGCGATACATTAAGTGCTCCAAAACCTACAGCTGCACCTCCTGCTGCAGTACCTGCGGCTGCTGTTCCTACCGCACTAGCTCCTCCTGCTACACCTACCGCTGTGGTTGCTGTTGCTGTTCCTCCAAGTAGTCCAATAAGCCCTCCAAGAGCAGAGGTAATAGTTCCAACGGCAGTAATTACTTTTCCTATAACGACAAGTACCGGTCCTACCGTTGCAGCAATAAGTGCTATCTTTACAATAGCCTGCTGCATACCTGGAGATAGACTATTCCACTTTTCATTTAATGATTTCATCATCTCAGAAAACTTGGTAAGCATCGGTGCAAGAACTGACATCAGTGAATTACCAACATCAGCTCCTACTATCTTTAAGCTATTAAGGGAAGTCTGAAACTTATCGATTGGATCTAAGGTTTCATTAAAGGTTTTATCTACATTTCCAATATTGTCCTTTAATGATGTCCCTAGTTCCTCAAAAGATAGTGAACCATTCTTACACGCTTGATAAATTGCACCACCTGCTCTTTTACCAAAGAGTTCATAAGCAGCTTGTAGTCCTTCCGTTTCACTACTAGCATTCACCATGCTGTCTTGGATTTCTTTTAGTGCCTCTTTCATAGGCTTTCCATTTGCTGTAGCATTAGCAAGTGCCTTTGTAAGTCCTGTCATTACCTGTGATGTATCAGCTCCAGACATTTCAACATTACCGAGGAAATTTGCTGCATCACTTGCAGAAAAACCAAGTTGCTGAAGTGCTGCAGAGTTTGTGACCATGCTTTTAGCAAGGGTATCCATATTGATGCCGGTTCTTTGTCCGACAGCATTCATGGTATCAAGTAAGGCTCCTGCATCTTCTGCCTTTAGTCCAAATGCAGATATTACTTTCTGTGTATTATCGATAGCAGTAGATACATCTATATTATTTAGCTGTGCAAACTTAATAAACTTCCCAGATAGCTCCTCTAACTTTTGACCTGTAAGTCCAAATCTAGTGTTTACCTCTCCTATGGCTGCACCTGCTGTTTCAAAGTCTGTTGGAATGGAAGTAGCAAGGTTTTTCATGCTATCTTGCATTTCTTTTAAAGCCTTACCGGATGCACCTGTTTTCTGAACAATGATATCCATTCCTTTATCCACTTCATTAAAGGCAGATAAAGATGCAACACCTATTGCTACGATAGGAGCTGTTACATGAGTAGATAGACCTTTACCAACTTCAGTGGTCTTATCTCCAACTTCTTTAATTTTATCGCCTGCTTCTTTCATGGAAACAGATAGTACTGATGGTACTTTTTTTGCTTCTTCCTGCAGAGACTTTAGGTTATTTTCTGTTTCGATGATTTCTCTTTGTAGGGCATCATACTTATCTTGACCCAGTTCTCCATTTTCAAGCTGTACTTTTGCCTGCTTATCTGCCTCTTTTAAGGCATTTAGCTTTTCACTAGTTTCAGAGATTTCCTTTTGCAATAGTTGCTGTTTTTGAGCAAGTAATTTAGCATTGGAAGGATCAAGTTTTAATAGCCTGTTCACATCTCTTAAAGAGCTTTGAGTTGATTTAATTGTTGAGTTTACACCTTTTAAGGCTTTATCAAGACCCGTAGTATCTCCACCAATCTCAACAGTAATACCTTTTATTCTATTAGCCACTGTAACCCCTCCCTTCTTAAAAATTGGCATGAAAAAAGCTCAGATTTCTCTGAGCTAAAAGTTTTCAATTAAACAATCTATCAAAAATCAATATAACAATTAAAATACCATTCAGAGTAATTGATATCCATGATTGAAATCCAGTTACTTCAACTATTCCATTTGCAAAAAATGCAACAGTTACCTTAAGCACATAACCGCTAATCCACATAAACTCAATTACTTTTATAACTCCTGATCTCCACAAATTTTTATCAGAAAGAACCCACTCATGTAGCCATTTAGAATGAACATAAGCTATTAAAATAGGAACCACTGTAAAAATAAACCAATGCTCGTAAAAGTAATTAAATAAATAAGAAATAATCACATTTATACTTCTTATAACGTCTAATGGAATCAACCTTAGGAACCCGTCACGGATCCATGTCGCTATTATAATAAATTCTTTATTCTTTAAATAGACTCCTGACAATAGAATATATAACCCTATTAGAATATAAGATTTTCGTTTATATAATTCTTTCCAACATTCGATAATTTTATTCATATCTAAGGGTTACACCTCTACATATACCATATAAGCATTTCCGCTCATACTATCTATCAAATCCTTTCCATTGACAGAAGTATAGTCACCTCTGTTTATCGATATCCTTTCAATATTTGAAATTGCAAACCAGCCCATCTGTTCTCTATCTTCATTATCCCATATAGATGGTGCCGTATATTCTTCTGGAGGAACAATAACATTACCCTTTCCGGTAAAATCAACATCCGCCTTTATAGCAAAACTTCCATCCTTAGTCATCAAAATAATATTTTGAATTCTATCCCTGTATTCTGCAGCAGGTGCTTTATTTATAGTAAATAGTACTTTCCCACCATGTTCCCTAGCATGCAACTCATAAAGGTTTATTCCTTCTTTTGGACTTAAATCTCCTCCAAATTTGCTTCCAAACTTGTATACAACTATTAATTTGCTTTCCATTATATATACCTCCATTTTTTATTATAGTTAAAGTATATATCAAAGACTTATTTAAGTCAAGTTTTAGTTAATTTTTAGTTCCGTTTTAGTTCAACTAAAATCTATCAAACTCAGTTTGACCCGCTACCTTACTATATTTCACTCCATCATTTGCTTTTTCAGTCCAAATATCTAGTACCATACCAATAGTAAGTAAATCCAGTTCAGAAATGCTTATCCCTATTTCCACGCATCTTAGTAGAAATAGGGCTGTTGTCATTTCCCTGCTACTTTTTGGAAGTTTTTTTTAGACTTAACTTCTGTCTGAAGATTTGCTCCCCATAGCTCAAGAATTTCTGGCAGAATCTCGTAAATGGAAAACATCTCAAACTGGTCAAGCCAATCATCAATGTTTCCAGCAATACTCCTATCTGCATGGTAAGCCATGATATAGGCTACATTTTCAAATATCTCTAGGTCATCTATTTCAAATGAACCCTCACTTGCTTTGAAGGTTTTTTCTAGCTTTGATAGGTCTTTGAAAATATCTCTCTTAAATTTAATTCTGTATAGCCTTGGAATAGTAGCAGATGAACGAAACTTTACATCAACTTCTCCTACTCTTACTGTTTTTTCTAACATAAAAATTCTCCTTAATGTCCTGTAGGTTTAGGTGCTTCACCTTTAGCCTGTGGAACATACACATTCTTATACCAATTAGCATAGGTATCAGCCGATGTAGTATCTCCAGTTCTTGATTTTACAAGTCCGTCTTCTCTTGGATCTGCTGTAAGTGATAGTGTTTCTGTTCCAGGTTCAATCGTATCTTCTTTAGTTTCTGATTCAATAGATGGTCTTGATGCTGAGCAGTTATATAGAACGTGTCTAATTGCATTTATATCACCATCAAATTCAAATAAGAGTGCAAACTTTTCTGTTTCAGATACATTTGCCTTTTCTACAAGCACACCATTTCTATCAAGTTCTTCTTTTAGAATTTCTGTTCTAAACCACTCTGGGATAAGCGCAATCTCAAGATCACCACTATATCCGTTATTAGCAGTTGATCTAAAATACACAATACCATCAGCATAAAAAGGGCTAGACTCCCCTTCAGCATCAAGACTGATACTGACAGCACCCGGTACTGCCTTTGGATTTTCGTAAGTAAATGCACCACTTGTATCTTTTTTCAGCTTTGCAGCATGAACATTTTTAAGGTTATACTTTACCTTATTTCCCATTTGTCTTTACCTCCATTTCAAAAATATATAGGACTTCATAGAGTTTTTCAGACTCTATATATACCTCTGATTTGTTATAAAAAATACCGTACTCATCTAGTACGACTTCTACCTTCTTTTCTATATCTAGATTTTTGTAGTCTGTATAAACTTCAATATGAACTTCATTTGCTTTAAAATACACTCTTCCATCCGCTGAAAAGTTATCGCTTGCTGGCAAGATGTAAATAAGAAAAGGTGGATTAGGTGATTCACCTTCTGCAAAATGGTGATAAGCACTCGGAAATCCAATTTTTTCTATAATTTCTAGTAGCTTATCCATTTGAAATCGCCTCCTTTATCTCTTCTTCAAATACCTTTATAGCTTTTCCCTCAGCGTTTGCAATGTGAGGTCTAGCGGATACCCTACCTCCACCACGCTTTGCATGACCAAACTCAAGAAGATGGGTTAGCTGATATCTATTTTTAGAATGAACGACAAGTTCCAGGCTGTTTGATGTTTCTCTCACAGTTTTTACCGTCCAGCTTTTACCATACTTACCTGTATCACTTGGAGCATTGTTACTTATTTCATCACGCACAGCATTTCCTGCATTTTGAACTGCCTTTTTTACTTTTTCAGTTGTAACATCAGCATATTTCTCAAGTTCCTTCATCACTTTAGATGAGAGGCTATCTATTTTTGCATTGCTCATCTTTCCACTCTCCTGCAGTGCAGTTTCATACTTTTCTTCTTGTAATTCATATGGTCAATACCATTTATTTCATAAATAGAATTATGAAAAATTACTCTAAAACCTATTGATGAAATATCAGCTACCTCTCTACTGAAGCGAATGGTAAAATCAATCTTGCTTTCATCCCATATAGCACCGCTACTTGTTTCTTCCTGCGGGCTTTCACTACTGATAGTTGCATGGCAAGAGTAAAATTTACTCCATACATTTTTATTGTTTCCTATTTTATCCACTTCAATTTTGCTTTTTTCTATAGTAATGCGTTCATTTAATAGTGAAACTTTCATTAAAATCCCGCCTTTCTTGCTCCAAATAGCATAGATCTAAGTGTAATTGTTAACTCATGGTGGTCGGCTTCTTCTCTATGTTCATAAAGATAGGCAGTCGAATATAGAACTGCCACCTTGTATTCTTCAAAGTTTTCTCTGATGATTTCTTCTTCATTTTTTCTTGCAATAGCAAGGCACATCTTTTCAGCTGATTTTATAAGGGTGCTAATAAGATTATCATCTTCACTGGTATCCACTCTTAGATAGTTTTTCATCTCTTCAATACTTACAACCATGACTAGCACCCCCTCTCATCAATTACGCTGTAGTTTTGATCGGAAGAATCTGAACAGCCTCTTTTAATACAAGCTTTCCGTCAACTCTTTCTTTAGCCACAAAACCAATCATTCCATTACCGGCGAATAGTTCAGTAAGTTCTTTGAAAGAACGAGCCCCTCTATCGCCAATGTTATAGTAGCTAAAGTCACCAAATGCGATGGCATTTTCTGGAGCAAAAGCTGAAGTCTTAACTGGATAACCAAGAATTCTATCAGGCTCACCTTCCTGATAAGATGGCTGCCAAATATATGCACCATTGTTATCTTTAAGCTTTCTCACCTGTGAGATTGTCTTATCGTTCATGATAAAAGTAGCATTCTTTCTATATGGACGTTTTAAAGCATGGATAAGGTCAATCAAATCATCAGATTTTACTGCTGTGATATCCTTTAGATAAGTTCCTCCATTCGTTTTATTAAAAATACCAGTTGGTTTGCCAGTACCATCACCGTTTAGAAAAGCATCTTCCTCTGCGTTTGCCAGTGCTTTACCAAAAGCAGTCAAGATATGATCCTCTAGTTTAAATGCATTATCGTATAATAGTTCTTCTGTTACTTTGATTGCGACATGGAGTTTATGTGCATCAAGAAGCACCTGTGCAAACTTAGAATCGCCAAAGTTAAGTGCTCCACCTTCATCAATCCAAGCTGCTGCAGGATCTGACATAGCAATATTGATTTTATGCTGACCACTTGTTGTGATTGTTGTTCCAAGAGAACGCATGATATTTTCTTCTTCAAGCGTCTCAATCAATCTATCATCGTACTCATCTGGAACCAAATACCCACCATCTGCATCAACACCTTCTTGAAGAACGTTTTCTACTCTCTTAAAGTTCGTACGCAGAGCATTTAACATAGCTTTTTTGTACTCATCTCTAGCTCTGCCTTCCTTCTCCTCTCTTTCATCTGCTTTCATAGGTTTTGTTACAATAGCATTTGATGTAGGTTTGGATAGTTCTTTATCTAGTTCTTCCATCTTCTTAAGACGCTCAATCTCTAGGCTAAAATTATGGACCTTCTTTTCCATTTCGTCATAGACCAAAGCATCTTCTTCAGAAATAAGACCGTCCTTATCTCTCTTACTATCAAGGAATGCCTTAGCTCCTTCCCAAGCTTTATTACGTTTTTCAATCATCTCTAAAATCTTACTCATAATCTTTTCTACCTCCAATTTCTCATTAAAAAAAGACGGTCCATTAATTCGTCCGCCTTGATGCCTTTGTTTGTTTCTTTATTCTCTATCTTGCATTTAGAAGCAATCTTATCCATCAGTGAATTTACAACCTGTGCCTCCTGATACATCATAGAAACCTGTGGAATTTCCATGTCATTAGCTTCACTTCTTTTTAAGATGTCATCTGCAAAACCAAGCTCTACAGCTTTATTAGCATCCATCCATGTTTCTGAATCCATTAGATGAGATAATTTTGCTCTTGACAGTCCGGTCTTAATTTCATAAGCATTGATGATTGACTCTTTTACCTCATCAAGCATAGCGATAGCTTTTTCCATCTCGCCCTTATTTCCAAAAGCAATGGTCATAGGATTATGGATCATTAGCATGGATACCGGACTCATTAAAACCTTTGTACCTGCCATTGCAATAACAGATGCAGCACTTGCTGCTATACCATCAATCTTGACTGTGACATCACCTTTATAGTCGATTAGCATATTGTAGATTTGAGCTGCTGCTACACAGTCGCCTCCTGGAGAGTTAATCCAAACAGTAATGTTTCCATTCCCCTTATTTAACTCATCTTTGAAAAGCTGTGGTGTTACATCATCATCAAACCAAGATTCTTCAGCTATCGTTCCATTAAGGAATAGGATGCGTTCTGTCACCTCCTCTTCGTTTTGGTTTTTCACCCTGTTCTTCCACTTCCAAAACTTCTTCATTAGGTTCTTCCTCCTCCCCTTCATTACCTGCAAATGCTCCGGCACGGTTTAGTGGGAGCATATTTCCATTTATGAGATATAAATCCCCTCCTTCTTCACTAGGAATACGGTCAAGGTTTTCTAGTTCTCTAATATCATTGGCAGACATCCATCCGTTTTGTCTGCCGATAGCATAACCATTCATTCTTGATTGGTAATCTCCACGAAGGAGTCCATCAACATTGAATTTGACATAGTACTTTTTCTTTTCATCTTCAGTAAAAAGCCTTCTGACAATTGCTTGCTCCCATCTTGCTACCCAAGGATCAAGAGTGTACTTCACAAACTCTAGAGATTGCTGTTCGATATTAGAAAAGCTAGACTTCTCAAGGTCACCTACCATATGAGGTGGTACTCTGAAAATCCTAGCTATCTCATTGATTTGAAATTTTCTTGTTTCTAAAAACTGTGCTTCATTTGGAGAAATGGAAATCGGTGTGTACTTCATTCCTTCTTCCAAAATCGCTATCTTATGGCTATTCCCTCCTGAAAAACCTTTAGACCAGCTTTCCCTCATAGCCTCAGGATCTTTTACTGTTCCAGGATATTCTAAAATTCCACTTGGTGTTGCCCCATTAGCAAAAAATTTAGCTCCATATTCTTCTGTTGCAATTGCCATGCCTATGGCATTTTTAGCCATTGCAATAGGTGAATAGCCAACAAGCCCATCAAATCCAAGTCCAGGAATATGAAGAACATCTGACCCGTTTAACTTAACAATCCCTTGTTTTTCTGTTCCTGCATCTGAATCACTTACAAAATATTCATAGTAAATTTGGCCCTTATCATCTCTATTCACTTTCATCCTATCCGGCATAAGCGGATAAAGTCCTAAAACTTCACCCTTACCATTTCTGATAATCTGGGCATAGGCATTACCCCAAAGGAGTAAATGTGTCATCATAGTTTCTCTAAAAACGAAACTTGTCATTTCAGGATTTGGTTCATCGTGCAGCACCTTATATAACGGGTGCTCTATTGCTTTTTCAGTTCCTGTGTCGGTCCTAAGATACACATGAAGTGGCAAACTTGCAACTGCTTCAGATAAAATACGAACACAACTGTATACTGCAGTCATCTGCATAGCAGACCTTTCATTCACTCTTCTACCAGAAGAAGAACCGCCCATTAAAAAACTATATGCACTTCCATTTGTTCTATTCATTGGCTTATCACGACTTTTGAATAATCCGCCTAATATTCCCATCTCTTCCTCCTACATAAATAAAATACCCCTACTGTCATATACACTTTCAGTATTAGAATTACCACACCTAATTGCTCTATCAAGTGCCATGATGGTAGCAATCGCACCATCAATTTTTTCTGTGGACTTTTCCTTATCTGCTTTGATATTTCCTGCAGGGTCTGTCCTAATAAATATATTATCCATATTCCATCTAAGAACAGGATGCCCACCATGAGCAAGTTTCTGCTCCAGTGTTAGTTTCATTAATTCCTTAGTCGGCGGAGACATATCCTTAAATCCCTGTCCAAAAGGAACTACGGTAAATCCCATATTTTCTAAGTTTTGAACCATTTGAACAGCACCCCATCTATCAAAAGCAACCTCTTTGATATTAAATCTTTCTCCCAGCTTTTCTATAAAGCTTTCTATATATCCATAGTGAACTACATTTCCTTCTGTTGTCTGAATGTACCCTTGCCTTTCCCAAATATCATATGGAACATGGTCTCGCTTAACCCTTAACTCCAGAGTTTCTTCCGGTAACCAAAAATATGGAAGTATCACAAATTTATCTTCCTCATCTATCGGTGGGAAGACTAAAACAAAGGCTGTAATATCCGTTGTAGATGAAAGGTCAAGTCCTCCATAGCAAACTCTTCCTTCTAATTTCTCTTCATCTACTGCAAAAGAACAAGCATCCCACTTATCCATTGGCATCCATCTGATAGCTTGTTTTACCCACTGGTTTAGTCTTAGCTGTCTAAAGGAGTTCTCCTCACCTGGATTTTGCTTAGCAGATTCACAGGCAGCCTTTACTTTATCAATTCCAACCGTCACCCCTAAAGATGGATTTGCTTTCTTCCAAACCTTAGGATCTGTCCAATCATCTCCTTCATCTGCTCCATAAATCACAGGATAAAAGGTAGGATCTATTTTCCTTCCTTCTAAAATATCCTTGGCCTTTTGATGGGTTTCATAGCAGATTGAGTGTGTATCTGTTCCTGCTGTAGTTATAAGGAAATATAAGGGCTGGGTTCTGGCATCTCCTGACCCCTTTGTCATAACATCAAACAGTTTTCTATTTGGCTGAGTATGAAGCTCATCAAACACTACCCCATGGATATTAAAACCATGCTTGGAGTATGCTTCAGCTGATAGCACTTGATAAAAGCTATTTGTTGGTTGAAATACAATTCTTTTTTGAGAGGTTAGTATCTTCACTCTTTTATTTAAGGCAGGACACATCCTTACCATATCTGCAGCAACATCAAATACAATGGTTGCCTGCTGTCTATCAGCAGCGCAGCCATATACTTCAGCTCTTTCCTCACCATCACCACAACAAAGAAGTAAAGCGACAGCAGCTGCAAGCTCTGATTTTCCCATTTTCTTTGGGATTTCAATATATGCTGTATTAAACTGCCTATATCCGTTTGGTTTAATCACTCCAAATAAATCTCTTATAATCTGTTCTTGCCAAGGGAGTAATTTAAATGGCTTACCTGCCCATGTACCTTTTGTATGGGATAGACATTCGATAAAGTTTACCGCATAATCTGCATGCTCTTTATTATAAACGGAGTCCTTCTCTTTGAATTTAGTTGTCTTATACTTTGCCAATGCTATCCCTCCTTCTAAGAATAATCGCATTTTGACAAATCACAGATTTGAAACGATGTGATATCTGACCTACAACGAAATCAAAGATTTCTGTTATGTCATAAAAAAATACAGCCCCTCGGCTGCTACTACGAGAAACAGAGCCTAAGCTCTGAAACTCTCTTGTTTTAGTTTTGATTCAATGCCCACTCTATGGCATGCCCATCGTCTTCAAATCTTTTGTCACTGACTTCCCTAAGTCCAATAAAACCTTCGCATGTATGGTCATCATCTAGGAATTCATAAACTGCTGCAAAGTAGCAATTTCCATCTGGATGATAATAGTGCCCAATAAGGATCAACCTATCTCCAAAGGTTATAATCTTCCCCCATCTAGTTTCTAAATCTTCGGGAGTCGCCAATGTTGGTATTCTGTACTCTTTAGCTAGCTCTGTCATCTTGTTCATTTTCTTTATCTCCTTTGCTTTTGGTAGTACTATATATCACTCTAAAAGCACATAATAGCAAGTCAAATTTGGGGATAAATGTAGTTTATTTTCCATAAATAATGAAATCAACATAAGCCTTTCTATCGGTTTCAAGAAAATCTACAAGTTCATAAAAGTCCATGTCAAAGGCGATTCTTTGAACAGCTATTATGTCAAACATATTTGTGATTCCTGTATTTCTGATGACAAGAATTTGTTCCTTTGTTTTATCGTTCATCTGAAATCCTCCTGCAGGAATCTTCACCATAAGCTACACTTAGGCTACTTCCGTTGTCCCAAGAAACCATAATGGAACCAATATCATCAACACCTCTTACCGTTCCTTTTGTACCTACTGGTGGTGCCTGAATATCATCCATAAAGACAAGTTCCACTCTAGTTCCTATTGGATATCTTTTCCTTATCCTCTCTACAATATCTCTACTTGGAAATCTCATCTTCATTACCTCCATTTCTAAATGCTGATGATCCAGAAAGCTTTTCAAGAAGTATTTTTCTGTCCTTCTTAAACTCTTCTCCGATAAAACCAAGCCTTAAAAGAAAACATCTAAAGGCATATTTTTCATTTATAACTTCTTTGGAAGAATCGTTGATGCGTTTAGCATTCATGCTCATCTTACAAAGTGCTGCAATGAATTTTGTATATGTCATTAGGTATTCGCTATCGATATTTTCAAACCAAGGAAAACTTAATTTTTCTTCATCTTCCTCTATTTCAAGACTTGTAACTCCTAGTGCCTTTTTGATTAAATCGCCCTTGTTTTCAAAGATTTTTTCTAGCTTGGATAAATTTACCTTATCTCTTGGAATTGCCACTGTAAGCCCCTGTGTGGCCACAGTCTCCCTTTGTGGAAGGTCTATCCCATAATCACCCGCTAAAATTTTTTCAAGATCTTCTAGGTTTTCATCTGCCTTTGATGAAACCGTTCCTTCTTTACTTACAGTAAATGCGCCAATCTCATATGCTGCACTTGGCATTCCCAGGTATTTGCCTTTGTATCCGGTTAAATCTTCAATTGCCTGAACTAACTTTTTTCTTTCAGCACCTTTCATTTCATACTTTAATTCCATGCTTTTTACCTCCTCTAATTTGGTATGTACATATATCACTCTAAAGGCTGTAAATAGCAAGTCATTTCTGTACTTTTTTCAAAATAAAAATGAGCAATTCCTGCTAGTACAAAACAGACATTAGGAAGTGCTACACCATTACCCCACATCTTATATTCGGCTGAATCAGTATGAGGGTTTTTAAGCCACTTTCTTATCTGTTTTTCACTTTTTGGCTTAGTAGCTTTCGTTACAACTCTTCTATATGTTTCAAAGACTTCAGTCCAAAAGTCTAATTCTTCATCAGTCGGATTTTCTGTTTCAAGTCCACCGCACCAACCATCTGGAAACCCTTGAAGTCTTCCACATTCCTTTGGTGTAAGTCTTCGTACAATATATTTTTTACCTTCCATATCATTAACAACTGGAGGATCTTTATAATCGCTTGCTACTAAAGTATTCGCTAAATTTTCTACTGCCTCAGTATGATGCGAATTTTTACTTGTTGAATAAACAATAGCAAGACCACCTTGATTAGCATCCGGTGAATTTAAACCCGTATTTATAGTCCTAGCAACATCCGTTTCATAGATATTTGCTCTATGATTCTTTGTATTTTCTGAAGTGATTCTGACATCAAATATATCCACTTTATCTTCGACTACAAAAGGTTGATTATTTCCACCGGTTCCAAGACTTGCTCCTATAGTATTACTAATATCAATCGGGCCTTTGAATCTAGAGTCCTGTCCGTGATTTTCAAATACTAATGGTGGATGATTACCTACGCTTGCAGTAATTGTTCCACTTTTATTTTCATGAACATCCATCCTTTGATCACCCTGGTCATTTAAGCACAGGTTTTCGCCCCCGTTTCTAGTGCAAGTCTTAGAATCTCCGGTAGTTCTTTTCCACGGGCATTTGCTCTTTTCAAGATGCCAAGGCATGCCCTCGGACTCAAATAATATTTTTCCGGCACTTTCCCCATTAAAATCGCAGACAAGATAGATTCGTCTTCTTCTCTGGGGGACTCCCCAGTGCTGAGCATCAAATACCCTCCATGCGAGACTGAAATCATCTGCCAGGATAAGTCCTGCATTTTGCCACCTGTTAGGTCTAGGTACATCAATTTGATATCCTTCGATTTCACAGATTTCTTTAAGCACTTTTTTAAAGTCTTCTCCCTTGTTTGAGGAGAATGCCCCTGGGACATTTTCCCAAATGATGTATCTTGGTTTTGTTCCATTCGTCCTCTCCCTCATTTCTTTAATAATTCTTATTGCCTCATAAAATAAATTAGAGCGAGAACCGTTAAGTCCCGCTCTTTTCCCTGCTATGGACATATCCTGACAGGGACTACCAAAAGTTATAATATCCACCGGCTCTATTTCATAGCCTTTAATATCTGATACATCCCCTAGGTGCTTTACTTCCGGCATTCTTTTTGTTGTAACCCTGATGGGAAATGGCTCAATTTCTGATGCCCATATAGGTTTAATTCCCAATAGCTTTGCTCCAAGCGGAAAGCCTCCACTTCCATCAAAGAGACTGCCAAGAGTTAATTCCTTACTCATCAGCAGTCACCTCGCTATATAGATATTCTTTTCCATCTCTTAACACTGATACCTCTTTATTTGTTCCAACCTGCTCAATATATCTTTTGACAATTACATCACAGAAATTTTCATCAAGTTCAATTGTATAACAAGAACGGTCTGTTTGCTCACAAGCAATTAAGGTACTGCCACTACCACCAAATGGATCAAGTATAAGTGTGTTACTCATACTTGAGTTAGTAATAGGATATGCGAGCAGTGGAATAGGTTTCATGGTAGGGTGTTCTGCATTTTTCTTAGACTTTTCAAATTCCCATATGGTGGTTTCTTTTCTTCCTGAATACCACTGATGTTTTCCTTTCTTCTTCCAACCATATAGACATGGTTCATGTTGCCATTGATATGGACTTCTGCCAAGAACAAGTGATGGTTTCTTCCATATGCAACAGCCCGATAGATAAAATCCTGCATCGTTAAATGCTTTTCTAAAATTCAAGCCTTCCGTATCTGCATGAAAAACATAAATAGATGCATCATCTGCCATAACCTTTTCCATATTAGAAAAGGCATCAAGTAAGAAGTTATAGAACTTATCTGTATTCATATTATCGTTTTTAATCTTACCTGCACTGCCCTCATAGTTGACATTGTAAGGTGGATCTGTAACTACAAGGTTTGCTCTCTTTCCATCCATCAAACGCTTGTAAGTTTCTTCTTTAGTTGCATCACCACAGATAAGTCTATGTCTTCCAAGTGTCCAAATATCACCTGCCTTAGAAAAGCATGGTTTATTTAGTTCTTCATCAACATCAAAATCATCCTCTTTTATTTCCTTATCTTCCTCAAAGATACTGGCAAATTCACTTTCATCAAAACCTAAAAGGTCTAAATCGAAATCTGCTCCTTGTAATTCAGAAAGTTCAATCGCAAGTATATCTTCATCCCAGCCAGCGTTTAGTGATAGTTTATTGTCTGCAATAATATATGCCCGCCTTTGAGTTTCAGTTAGGTGGCTTTCCTTTACACATGGTACTTTCGTTAGCCCAAGTTTCCTAGCTGCTGCAAGTCTGCCATGCCCGGCTAAAATTGTATTATCTTCCGCTATGAGTATCGGAGATAAAAAGCCAAACTCTTTTATGCTTGCAGCAATCTGAGCAATTTGACTCTCTGAATGGGTACGGGCGTTTCTAATATATGGAATGAGGTCATTAATATCTGCTAGATAATACTGCATTTCTTTTTCCATAAACTCCTCCCATTAAAAAAGACCCCACTCGGCAAATTTTTCAAATCCACCCACGGAGTCTATATATTCTTTCGCTAGTCTTACTATCTCATCATAAGACTTACCGTCTACTTCTCTATCCCCAATTGCACAGCAAAGTTTAACTTCTTCTCCCATCTCCTGTGCTTTTAGGAAAGCATAAATGTTTACAGATACATCGGCCTTTGACAAGTCTTTCCCATGAAGTCCTCCACCAGTTACGGAGTCTGCCATATCTGACCCAAGTTTTCTATTGGTAGCTCCTGTATCTACATCAGTTCCACCAGTCCAATCTCCTAGTGGATTTACTTCTGCATAGGGATAGGTTTCTCTAAGCTCAAATGTTTTAGCATTACTCTGACAAATAATCAGCCTTGTTTCATCTAAGATATACTTACCATCATACGGATATTTATTATATATTTCTCTTGCTATTTTTGATAGTTCCTTCTGTTCATCTGTTAAAGGCACTCCCTTAAAGATACCATTATCACCACAGCGCACCTTGTTCTTTTGATTGTTTGTCAAATGTACATCTTGAGGAACAATCACAATATCTACCTTCACATCACCTGCGATACGATGAATGATTTTTTCAATTGGCTCCTGATAGAGTTTTTCTGTTGTTTCTATAATAACATGGCAGACACCATGTCCAATTAACACTTCAACTGCAACCTTAGGGTTGTCATTTGTCTTATATGCTAAATCTACTATTGCACCTGCTATCCTATCTGCTATTTTATCAGGATGCATTGGATTTACTTTTTCTATCATTTTCTACCTTCCTCCTCTCAGTAATCTTTCCATGGGATCATTACTTTCTTCTTCAAAAATTTCTGTACTATTTTGCTTTACAATGTCATAAATCTCATACCAAATTAGGTTCGCTGTCTTTTGAAACTGACTAGACATCTGTATAAATGGAGATGCAATCACACCTCCGGTGGTTGGATGTTTTCCAAGCATTCCGTACCTACTGATTGCTTCTTCACACTGAATATATCTAGCAAATGCTTGTGAATAAGATTCAATCAATCTTTTGTTTACGAGTTTTTCGCATTTTCTTTCCTTTAGCCACTGCCATGTTTCTTTATATATGCGGTCTGCTCCAAGCGGAATCCCACTCTTTTGCTTAGCAGATAGATACTCACTTGGTTTGGGCATATCCAAGCCTTCAAGGTCTACCCCTTCTGGTAAATCCACAGATTCCAGTTCTGCGTAGTATTCATCTGGTATATCATTTGCTAGTATCTTTACCATTTCACCAGCTTGTATTTTTTCAGCTACTGGTTTTGGCTTATCTCCTGCTCTGACCCTTCTTCCTCCTCTATATGTTCCGTCTTTAGCCAAATTATCACTCCTTAAATTTTTACTTTCTTTAATACCCTGTTTGAACCTCTCTTTTTGTGCGTGAGACCCCACGCCCGTTCCCCAAGGGATAGGTTCGTAGAGATTACTATCCCCCTACCAAATTTTGTGGTATACTTTCAATATCAACATTTGCAAAAATATATATCTTTAATGTATCTTTTTGCAAATGTTGGTCGGCTGGTTTGCTCTAAATATGTTACCTACGGAATTAGCGTCACTCTTTGTATGTTACTTGCAACTTGTTATTACTTACGAGGAAAAAACTATGATGTATAAAACTTTTAGAACGTGGTGTGATAACCTAGCTGGAGTGTCCAGTCTAAAAGGGTTCTTATTTATCAAACAAGCTCAACATTGAGTCTAGGTTGGCGGGTGCAAATCCCGTGCACTCCAAAAATACAAGTCGCCTTAATGGTGACTTTTTTTATTCCAACGGTCTCCTCTTTTGGCATGAATTCTCGCATGACACGACTTGCATAAAGATATCAAATTACTTTTATTATGATTTCCACCTTCAGAAAGAGGTTTGATGTGATGCACTTCTTCTACGGGAACGATAATCCCTTTCTTAAAACACTCCTCACAAAATGGATGCTCCTTAACATAAGCATCTCTCACTCTTTTCCACACTCGCCCGTACCTACGAGATGCAGCAGGATCCCTGTCGTACTTCTCGTAGCGTTTGTTCTCCTCTCTTTGATGTTTTTCACAAAACCTACCATCAGTTAGGTTAGGACATCCTGAATAAGAACATGGACGCTTTGGTTTTCTTGGCAAACCTTCCACCTCCTCCCATACATAAGAAAAGCCCTGAAGGAATTCTCCCTCAAGGCCCTGTTTTATTTATACTTTTGACAAGTATATCATACCATATTTGATGCTATGACATCTACTGACAATCACTGCCATCAACTGCCATTAGCTGACAACTTTTAATATTGATTGGATTTTCAGGCAGTTTCAGCTTTGCTAGAGCATTTCCATGCCACCTAAATATCGTCCTTTCACTTGCAAATAGCAGGGAACATATTTCATCCCATTCTAGACCCTTGACATATCTGTAATTCAAAACCAGCTTTTCATCAATACTTTCTAATTGTTCTATTGTTTCAAGTATCTGAAGTTTTAAGTCCATAAAAAGATTCACTTCATTAGCTATCTTTATCTCAAGAATATTTATTTTATCAAGCCATTTTTCAAATGGTGCTCTTGTATTTCTAGTAGTTTGTACATAATCTCTATCAAAAGCAATACTTGAAACACTGACTGATAACTCTCTAATTCTTTTTAGTTCCTCTAAATCAAGTTCAATAATTCGATTTAGTAATCTGTGTTGCTTTAAATATTCTTTTTTATCCATTCTTACCTCCATCTGAGGTAAGTTCTCTATAGAACCTCTTTTCCTCGTTACTTTATTCTTGCTTTCACTGATTCTATCAGTGCATCTTGTATTTTCTCTTTTGCCTTAAGGGCTTTCATGACATCTTCATCAATCGTTTCTTTAGTTAGGATGTGATAAATGACAACCGTACTATCTTGCCCTTGACGGTAAAGTCTGGCATTGGTCTGCTGATATAACTCCAGTGACCAGGTCAATCCAAACCATATTAGAGTCGATCCCCCAGCTTGAAGATTGAGTCCATGACCTGCACTTGCAGGATGAATTAAAGCCACAGGAATTTTACCTTCATTCCAATCCGATATATCCTTAGCTGATTTAATTTCTCTGACATCAAATCTATCTTTTATTTTTTCCAGATCATGTTTAAACCAATAAGCCACAAGAACTGGTTTGCCATTTGCACCTTCGATTAAATCCTCTAAAGCATCAAGCTTTCTATCGTGTATATGGAGACTCTCCTTATCATCGTTATAGACAGCACCATTTGACATCTGCAGAAGTTTGTTTGAAAGAGCTGCTGCATTGATAGCATCAATCTCCTTTTCTTCAAAGGATAGCACCATATCCTTTTTTAATGAATCGTATAACTTTTGTTCTTTATCCGATAAAGTAACTATCACTTCGTTCATGACACACTCTGGCATCTTTAGAAAATCTTTTGACTTCATGGAAATTGTAATATCTGATATTAGACTATATATCTTTTTTTCTGCTTCGTCTTTAGGCTTGTAGGAAAATATCATCTGCTGATTTCTTTTATCTGGAACAAAGAAGTTCTGCCTATAGTAAGTGATATATCTTCCAAGCCTTTCTCCCATATCAAGCAGTCTAAACTCTGCCCATAAATCCATAAGTCCATTACTGGAAGGAGTACCCGTAAGTCCCACCATCCTTTTTACCGTTGGTCTTACCTTCAGAAGGCTTTTGAACCTTTTCGCCACATGGGACTTAAAAGAAGAAAGCTCATCAATCACCACCATATCAAAATCAAAGGGGATACCGCTTTTTGTAATCAGCCAGTCCACATTTTCTCTGTTGATTAAGTACAGGTGTGCAGGACCCCTTAAGGCTGCAAGCCTTTCTGACTCCGTTCCGATTGCCACCGAATAAGTAAGACCCGTCAGATGCTCCCACTTTTCAATCTCCGCAGGCCAGGTATCCCTTGCCACTCGAAGGGGTGCAATCACCAAAACCTTCTGTACCTCAAAGCGATTCAGCATCAATTCATATATGGCGGTCAGTGTGATGACGCTCTTGCCAAGGCCCATCTCAAGGAGAACCGCCGCCACCGGATGCTCCAGTATAAAATTTGTTGCGTAAGTCTGATATTCATGGGGATTGTATCGCATCAATCACACCTCCAATCTGCTCTGTACTGTCAACGCAGAAAACCTTAAAACCGAGGCTCTCCAACTGCTTTTTTCGTCTTATCTGTAAAGGACGCATCCTTTTGCCGGGAGCCTTGAATTCCACAAATGCCATTCTTTCCATCGGCAAAAGCACCAGTCGGTCCGGCACACCATCTAAACCGGGACTTACAAACTTCGGTGCAAGACCTCCCATTTTCTTCACTGCGTCCGTGAATTTTTTCTCTATAAACTGTTCTCTCATGTCTACACCTCATTTGACACAAGAACACAAAATCACAACCATTCCCTATATATTCCTTACGCGCCTATACGCAGATGTTTTTCACTTATACCCTTAATAAAAGCCATTTCGAATATAAGGAGAATAGTTGTGTTGTGTCGCAATCTTGTGTTCTTAACCTCCAAATTTGTTAAGTCGCTGCCTGCCATAAATCGGCTGACGCTTGATAGAATTGGTTCGCTCCCAACCGCTAATCTGGCTCATCAGTGCTGCAATGGCATAGCTGTCCGAAGGTTTCAGTTCCTGCAGATTCTTACCAAAGCACTCACACCAGATTTCCGGATTGCTGACTTCGGTACGAACCACCGTGCCTTTAAGATCAGGTTGACCGAACTCACTGCCTTGCAGGAAGTTTCGTCTCTGGTACAAATCCATGCTGTCCCAATCGGTCGGCAGTAAGGCATTCAGATACTCTTCCACCATGCCGACACGCTCATCTACTTCCATCGCAGACTGCTGCACCTTCTCGGACTCTGCAAGCACATCGCCTTCAAGGAACAGTTTCTCGCCGGACTTCCAGATGGCTTTCGCCTCCGCCCAGAACTGCTGACGGTATTCATCAGTAAAGTTCCAGGTCTTTTTCTGCTTTTTCTGATGTACCTTGATAATCCAAAAACGGCGGTTACCCGTAATATCACGCAGATATCCACGCTCGCCGTTGACCGTGGCAATGATAATGCACTGTCTTGGATGGGATTCCACCACACGACCATAAGAAGGACGGTATTTATCATCGCAGGTGGAAAGGAACGCCTTCACTTTCTCAATGTCGGCTTTCTTCATGCCTGCAAGTTCTCCGATTTCCACCGCCCAGAACCCCTGCAGTTTTTCCGCACCGGACTTATCATCCATATCCGTAAGGGACAGGGTTTCCGAATAATACTCCGAACCCACCAGGTCTTTTACAATGGTGGACTTGCCGATACCTTGCTCACCGTCAAGCACGGGAACGCAGTCAAACTTGATGCCGGGAACATAGATACGGGCAACGGCAGCTGCAAAGGTCTTTCTTGTAACCGTGCGTACATATTCCGTATCATCCGCCTGCAAATATTTGATAAAGAGGTCTTCCACACGCTTGACCCCATCCCACTCAGGCAGACTGTCCAAATAATCACGGATAGGGTGGAAGTGACGGTCATCCGCAGCCTTGGTAAAAGCAACATCATGGTTACGGCTGGAAAACGGCAGATAACGGATATCGATGATGGACTTAAGCTGTGCCGTATCCGCATCACGCCAGAATGCATTACCCGCAGGACGCTCCCAAGGGAGAGGACCCGTAATCTGAATACGGTTTGCCATCTCGTTGAAAGCAAAGTTCTGGAAATCGGGGTCATTATTCAGAATGAGGTTCAGATTGTAAACGCTGTTTTCCAAAAGGCTCGACCTCGGCTGATAATGGAGCTTTTTCTTCCAGTCCCCATCACCGTCAGCGGAAAATTCCACATTCGCCTGTGCCAGTCTTTCATTGGCAGCAAGGAGTTTTACATCATCCTGCTGCATGGCAAACTCGCACATTGTGTTAAAGGACTTCTTATCATCGGCATCACCGAACTTATGGATACGGACAATATCAAAAGCATTGCACAGCTTCAGATATGCAGGGTCTTTGGCATGGTGGCTGTAGACGAACTTATCCTCTTTGATTTCCACACCTGCCATACTGCTTGACTGGATGAAATGCCAACGGCTTTCATTGTCGGTCGGCTCATATATATCGGAGAGAAAAATCTCCAGAGCCTTGGAAATCGGATGATATACACGGTTGAAAAGACCCACCACACCTTCCTTGGAAAGCGGATCCTGCACTTTCTGCTGCGTGACGCTGTTTGCCTTACTTTCCCTGGAGGAAGTAGGCAGTCTTGTAGGGTCAGTCCATTCCGGATGAGCAGAGAGAATTGCACCGGGGTCAAGCAAACCACCGTCCGTTTCCTTATATGCAAATACACCGTTCTGCGGAGTGGACGGCCAGTACATCAGCTGATTGGGAAGATAGGAACACTCGTCAAAGAAGTCGATACCGAGCATCTGAGCCACATAACGGGATACGGCAACAAACTCCTCCGGCGTTACATCACGGGTCAGAGGGCAGACGATTCTTGCCCTTGGATTTTCTTCGGTGCTGCTGTGCGTGGTATAAAGCACGGAAGTATAAGGGAATGTGGACTCATAATTATCAAGAAATTCCCTTGTAATACGGTCACCATCAAGGGAAAGCATGGAGCGTGACTCCACGGTGTCGATTTTTCTGCGGCCGCTTTTAAGGACACCGCCTACAAACCCACCGTGGTCCTTTGCCTGATCACGCTGTGCCTTATTCATCTTGGCGTATTCCTCCGCCGACTCCGGGGTACGAATCGTTACCTTAAGGCGTTCCTTCAGTTCATCGAAACGGATGGTTTTATTTACCCAGGTCTTTGCCTGTCGGCTGTTGCCGTATGCTATATTTAAATCACGCATTTTTGCCAACCTCCTCACAGTTTTCATTGAACCAGCGAATGGTCTGATTTCTCTTTTTAGCTATACCGATTTCGTGAGCCATACCCTTTGAAATCACATCACCAAACACCCATAATTCATTGCACTTTCCAAGCAGCACATAGTTAAAATGCATGGTGTCGGTGCGTTCCGCAGGATTTTCATCACACATGAACTGCGGATACAACAGATGCGGCGTCACAGGGATAACGTTCTGCTCATATGCAAAACGGCTGTATTTTCTTGCCTGTTTCGTGTTATATGACCTGTCGCCGAAAAACGGAGAACAGATATATATCAACGGGCGGAAGGCGGATTGCTTTTCCGCCTTTGCCACATTGCTCATAGCCTCATAACCGGTTGGGTCATAATAACCTTCGGAGTTGAATTTATTGATTCCCATAGTGTTACACCTCCTGCTCAATCAGCGGTTTCATGCCATCCGATTTCATTAGTTCATAGATAAAAAGCCTGCCTTTTTGTGTCCAGTAAGTATGCACCTTTGTATGAGGTTCTCCATCAGAACCGGAGTAACTGTGGGTTTTGGTGCTTGTATAACCCTTTTGGGCATATTTCTGATACAACAGCCAGATATCTCCCTGTTTGAACTGCACACCTTTTTCATGAAGATAGCGGTTCATCCAGATAGCGGATTTTCCGTAATCCTTGGCAATAGCCGATGTGGAGATAAGGTCTTTGCAGTTAAGAACCACATCGTAGTAGCTGACTTTCGGCTGCATTTCCAAAATCTGCTGATTCTGTACAGCAACCGTTTCTGTCAGTTCCATATTCTGATGTTTCAGAAGCGCAAGCTGATGGTTTGCAAACTGCAACGCTCTTGCCATAACCGCTTCCGGTGAATTCCATGCTTCTTCCACTTGGATAAAATACTGACGGAATTTTCTGCCGATATCAGTACGCTGAATCATACAGATCTGCTTTGCCATATCGATGGTAAGCTGATGATTCACTGCCGGGCGACCACCGGAACTTTCGCTCAAAAATGAGCAGAAGTCTGTACCTTCTGTAAATCCGTAATCACACATTCTTGGAAACCAATCCTTATATGCGGTTTTTACCTGCAAGGCATCATGCAAATCACGTCCGTTTACAGTAGGGCGTTCACTGTCATAGTGGATTTTGATTAATTCGTCCATATCGAATCCTCCTTAAAAATTTAATAGGCAGAAGGACTTGTATCCCTCTGCCTATAAGCGAAGAATCCGATGGAATCGAACCCCCTAATTTTAATCTTTTTTATAAAAATCGCATTCGTACCCGTCTGCACGAAGAAGTAAACCTTTCGCCCAAGGCGGAGTCTTGCCCATCTGTTCACAAACGGCATCCAGGGAAACCTTGTGGTCGCATTCGATGATGATTTCATCGTGGACGTGGGCAACGATATCGCAGTGGCTCAAGGTCTGCATGGCAAACATCAGAATATCCCTGGCGATGGCCTGCACCACATTCTCCGTGAATTTAGGACCGTAGCTTTCCAGGCGCTCCCACTTCTTTGTTGCGCCCACACCTTCATAGGTCACTGCCTCACCGCCGAACTGGTTCTCTCCCATGCGTGGTTTCACATAGGCAAGCTGCCTGCCGGAAGGAAGAGTCAGAAACAGAAACCCACTCTGATAGTGAAATCTTATACCGTGAGTTTCCTTTCTGCTTTTTTCTTTCACGCAGGTCTTTACGGCACGGTCGATATCCCACCACAGCCTGGTTATCATCGGATTGGTATTTCTCCAAGCAGACACAAGAGGCTGAAGTTCCTCCTCTGTAAGCCCCATCTCCAAAGCACCCATAGCTTTCAAAGCACCCACCGAGCCACCATAACCGAGAGCCAATTCTGCAATTTTGCCCTTTTGACGGAGGTGGCCGTTCACACCGTGCTTTTCAACCGGAATACCAAACATCTGACTGGCACTGCTGCAATAAATGTCTTTGCCTTCTTCAAATACACGAAGACGCCACTGTTCTCCCGCAAGCCATGCCAACACTCTCGCCTCAATAGCAGAAAAGTCTGCTACGACAAATTTTCTGTTCTTCTGCGGTACAAAGGCAGTACGAATAAGCTGTGATAGGGTATCGGGGATATCTTCATACAGAAGTTCCAGGGCATCATAATTTCCGCTACGCACAAGACCACGAGCCTCTGCCAGATCTTCCATGTGGTTTTGAGGCAGGTTCTGTAACTGAATCAGCCTGCCTGCAAATCTTCCGGTTCGGTTGGCACCGTAAAACTGAAACATACCCCTTGCACGGTTATCCCTGCACACGGCATTTTCCATTGCCGTATATTTTTTAACACTGCTCTTGGCAAGCTGCTGACGGAGGTACAGCACATCGGTAATATCCTGTGGTGCCGTTTTGATTGCCGCCGCCACTTCCTTTTTGCCGAGGCTCTCCATTTCCAAACCGTTATCTGCAAGCCACATCTTCATCTGCTGCACGGAGTTTGGATTGTCGAGATTTGTCATATCCTGCATTCTGGCGGTCAAATGTTCACGGCTCTTACTGTCGATTTCAATGGCACTTTTTACAAGCACCATATCCACACCGATGCCACGGTCATTGACTTCCTCACTCAAGTGATATTCATCCCAAATCTTTTCCGATACCGGAAAGCGTGACAGCTTTGCCTGGATACCCATTTCCGTTTCCACATCACGGAGGTTGTATGCCTTAAACTGCTGCCATTTTTCCATATCATGCTCCGGCAGATTTCTTGTGCGACCGCCGTTTACTTTGGTCGGCGCACAGGGAACGCAGAAGTATTTGATTAAGGATTTACCCTCGGTCAGCTTCTGTTTCTCCAAACCAAGAACTGCACCAACACCCTCAAGGGAAAGAGGCAGACCCAAGGTTGCTGCCCAAATCATGGTGCAGTGCCAGCTTGCCGGATTTAAGTAACGGGCGCACTCCTGTGACAACGGATGATTGTCATGGAACGGGTCAAGGCTTACACCCATATCAGATAAGTACCTGGACAGACACACCCTCTCAAAAGCAGCATTAAACGCGGTTTTTATAACGGAATCATCGGTCAACGCCTCAATAATCTCTGCAGGGATTTTCTCACCACAGGCAAGGTCAACCACCTGCACCGCACCACCGTCCACGGCATAGCCGAACAGCAATATTTCAAAATCCTCTCTCTCCGCATATTTGTAAACACCACATTTTTGCAGATTGACCGAGGAAAAAGTTTCTAAGTCCAAAGACAATACTTTCATAGCACATTCCTTTCTATGACAAAGGCGGCAGAAGAATATCCTCCGCCGCCCGTCATGTTTACTCGGTCACATCTTCATTCTGTGCAGCCTTTTTCTGCTTACGCTTTTCACGGAAGGCTTTGACCTTCTTTACTATAAAGCGGATGACTTCCATCACACACCATACGATGCCGTTGATGGCAAAGCCGTAGATCAGGCAGAAAAGCACAATCACATCGACCTGTTTCATAAATTCGTATAATTCGTTCATATCGTTTTACCTCGTATTTCGTAATTTTCGTTTGAGGCAGACGGTGGTATTTCACACCGCCTGCCAGGAGTTACACTTAAGCCAGAAAATCGTCATCCTCAACAGTGGAGAAGTCATCGGTTGCGGAAGTACGGCCGCCGAGATACTCACCGTCACGGATTTTCTGAATGTTGCCAAGACCACAGGCAACACCGCGATTGCCGTTGGAGTTAAATGCATAGAAGTTCAAGGACACTCTCGCATAACAGCCGGAGTAGACATCGTCACGGTCAAGGATAGGCTTCACAGCCTTGTCCACAATCTGAGGTGCAGTGGTGCTGTTGGCATTTACAAAGTAATGACCCTTGTAAGCCTCGTCATCTCTTTCAACATCGCCGTCACGAAGCGGCAACTTGATAGCACCCTTGTTAGGCTTCTTGCCGCCGAACTTGGCGATGCCTTCCTCAATCGCAGCATCCACAGCAGCGTTGATAGCGTTGATGGTTTCAGTGTCATCCTTCGGAATCAGCACGGATACGGAATATTTCTCTGCACCGCCATTGATGCTGACAGGCTCCCAACCGTGGAAGTAAGAAAGACGAGTGTTCTTGCCAGTGATAACCTTAGTTCTGTTTACGTTTGCCATAATTTTTAATCCTCCATAATTTCATTGAATTCGTTTTTTGCGTCTGATACATTCATTTCCTGCCTCTTATCCGAGAGGGGAACGAGGGTAGGCTTTCCAGGTGGTTTGATAACGAGACCGCCTAGGATTTCCTCGAATTTTTTCTTGCCCATCAGCTTCTGCATTTCTGTCAGCGTGATAAGGCTCTGACGGTAAATATCGGTGTAACCGTGTTCCTTGGCTGCTGTTGACACCGCATCCTCATCGGAAAACTTACGGTTAGAACGACCTTCGACAACCTTAAACCCGCTCCACTGCTTACCGTGGTTTAGTGCCGCCTCCAGGGCATAGGCACTGATTTCGTTTGCCCACTTGGTGATATCCGGTAACATCGGAAGAATGGATTCAATCTCTTCGTCAGTAAGTAAAGGTGGTAGCTTGAATTCTTCCTCTGCAATACGGAGTTTTTCTGCTGCCCTTGCACGGCACTTGACCGCTGCACGGCAAAATTGACACCAATCTCCCGGACAATACTCGCCCTCGCCCTTGGCAGCCATCTGAGCCTTGGGTTTCAGTTCGTTTTCCGCCCAATCCTTCAGTTTCTCCACGGATACCGTCCATGTCTGGATGTTTTCACGTCTTGGTTGGAATATTGAGAGGGAAACTTCCTTGATGTCATACAGGCTTTCATAGACACCGAGGGCTGCGATACCGTAACACATGAGCTGCGTATTTCGTTCCGCATCCACAAGGACTCCAAGTCCGTATTTCGCATCAATAATGTGAAGGTTGTCATCTGAAACCATCAGACAGTCTGCCGTTCCGAAAGACCTCGGTACAAAATCCGAGAGGTCAACCTTCTGCTCAATCAGCACCAGTGGATCAGGACAGGTCTGCTTTGCTTTTTCAAGCTGCTCCAACACAAACTCCACATAGCCGTCAGAGTATTCTTCCATCTCATCGGTGTTGAAGGTGGAAACAGGTCTTTTACTGCGTCTGCGGAGTGCCTTCTTCAGCTTGTGTTCGCACAATGCGTGAAAAGCGGTACCTTCTTCAGCAGCATTACTGCTTTTGTTTTCAAACTCCGTTTCCAGAACTGCACTCGGAGTGCAAGAAAGCCACCTGTGGGAACTGGAAGGAGAAAGAAGTGCGTGATTACCCATTGCCAAGCACCTCCGCATCCTTAATGAGGTCTGCGTAATGCTTCGGGTCCACATCAGACAGCTTGGTGCCGCCGTACTTGGTAATCAGACCCTTGACCTCGGCTGTCATTCCGTTCTGCGTTTTTACCGCAAGCACGGCACGGACATCTGCCAATGAAGGTGTTTTTTCTGCTGCTATCTGTTTTGTGGGTTGTCCTGTTTCGACAGGCTTCGACACTTCCTTGGCTTCTACGAAGATTTCCTGGCTGTCTGCGAATGCATAAGCCACAGCCTCCAGTCCGTCTGCCAACGAGTGCATCAGCTTCACCACATCAAGGAGCAGGTTAAACTTGTTAGCGTTTGTCATGGTTCTCGCCTCCTTTCAGTTCGTGAATCTCGACAGTCTGCACCGAGTCACCGGGGGACAGAACCAGGACGTTTACCTGCTGACCGAAGAGAAAATCAAGTATTCTCTTACGAATCTGCATCGTTACGCTTCGGACTACCGGGGAAGGTGTGCCGCCGGGTTTTGCAATGTTAATAGAGATTTTGTGTTTTACCATTGCATTTGGCTCCTTTCCGAGGAGTTTTTCTCACCCCTCTGTCCATAAGCGAAAAATGAGGGGGAATCGAACCCCCTCAAATCAACTTTTTTCAAATTTTCTTTTTCAGCGTTGCATAAATCTTCGTGAGCCTGTTACGGATGGCCGCCTCTGAAACACCTTCTTCTGCTGCAATCTGCACGTTGGTCATGCCACGATAGAACTTCTTGATAACGGTATCCTTCTGCTTGTCCGTCAGTTCCGAAAGAGCCACCTTCAGCTTTTCCATACGAACGGAACGCTCCCCGTTTGCGATAGAAGTGAGAATCTGCTGCAGAGGATTGTAGGTATCGTCCTCAAGGTATGGGTTGCGGTCATCCGCATCGTCGCCGTCCCCATCGTGGTAGCCGTCCAAGTGAACCGGACAGTGATATGCCTTTCTACGCTGTGCATCCAGTTCTTCATCGTCCATGCCGTGAAGCTGTGAGATAATGGTTGCGTTCTCTCCGTTTTCGCCGGGAGTGATGGTGTAGCTTGTACCATCGTTGAAGTAATAGATGTAATTTGTACGGTTGTCTTCCGCTGTTTTGAACTTTCTCATTTAAAGTCCCTGCCTTTCTTTTCCGCCCGACTGGGTGGCGGCAGGGACACAAAAAGAGCCGATGTGATGCTACACACCGACTCTGATACCGAAAATGGGCATGGCAAAGTACGGTGGGTACATCTTTGGCCAGTCCACGGCTATACCGTGAATTTGACTCTTGATGTATCCCGCCGCCTTAAGGTCGACCACTTCGGGCATTGGAATATTTTTTATTTGAGTGTCTGGCACTCAGATGGATACGCATTTCTGTGTACCCGTCTCAATGTCAGCCGTTTTTATTTATAGTTTAAACTGGAATTTTTTTCTGCGATGGACACGCCGTGTCCGCTAAAAATTGCCGTAAAACGCAAAAAAGCCAGAACACGAAGAGTATTTACTCTCATGTTCTGGCTTAATTTTATCTAAATTTTATGAAGGCTTTTAAGAACGAAAAATCGGAAAAACGGGATTATGGTGTAGATTGGTTCTTAATCATCGCACTATAAATACTTCTCATATAGCGAATGCGTTTATTATTCCATTCCTTCGGAACGTAGATTTGTCTTAAATCATAGTGTTCCCGGAAGAATTTTGCCCACTGTTCTCTTGTGGTGTATCGGGCAAAGAAACCTGCCATATCCCATTTGCGTACAATCTCTTTCTCAATATAATATCTGGCCGTCTGATAATTGCATATTTTATCTTTTACTTCATCCCAATCTGATTCCGATGCGGTATATACGGTTGGTACCAGTTTCAGCCTGTGTAGGACAAATCGACTTTCTGTATGAAGCATCTGTGTAAAATCCGGTGCTAACGGCATTGAAAGTTCGGCGCATAATCCCGCTAGGCGATGCACCGGAACATCCTGAACCCCTATTTCTTCCGCATTGACTGCACAGGAATAAAACAGTTCTACATTATATTTCCATTCTAATGTAAACAGAGCGATTGTACCGAAAATAACATCCTCATCCGAGCCATCCAGTTTTTTAAGAAGCAGGCTTACCAATTTATCATAATCCTGCATATATTCAAGGAAGGTTGCATTGGATATTTTCTTTACATCACAGATTCGCTTATTTACGATAGCTTTAAGCAGTGGATGGTCTGCAAGCGTATTTAATTCAAAATACTGCATCGGGGTAATATTATGCCCCTGCAGTTTTCCACGCATGGTTTCAACATCCGCAGAAAGCAACTCCGGTATTTCAATACCTAAGTCATTTTTTACATGATTATACTGAAGGTCTCGATAATGCTGAGCATATGCAATATTTCTGCTGTCACGCATTCTTACATCGTCAGCATCCGTTCCTCGATTTTCTCTTAACGATTGTTTTAGCTCAGTCAAATAGTACGCATCTTTAAGAATGAACATGATGATACAATCACGCAGATTCTCAATGCTAAACGGGGAAACATCGTATAATTCCGGCTGCGGAAAAAAGTGCGCCAACCTGTTATCTATCATCTCAAGCATGGTTATTCCCATCATGTCACCCCCATTTCACCGGACACACCATGTCCGTTTTTTTATAAAAAATTTTTTTAAATATTTACACCGTACTGTTCCAGACACTCTCTGACTGCCCACAATGGCTCCGGATACTTCACGTGCAAAGCCTCGCTAATCCACTGATGATCTGGATTCATAGGCTTTAACTTGCAATTCAAAACATCCAACAGCTTTTCACTGATAACAGGAGGAAGGTTCATGCCAAAGCAAATAAGAACCGCTGTTTCAACAGATGGATTTGTTGTTCCTTTCACTGTTCGGCTGATTGTTTTAGGGTCACGGTCAATCGCATCACCAAGGTCCGTGTACTTCATTCCACGCCAATCAAGCAATAAATCCATACACTGTTCAGGGTCATCCGTCATCTGCCTGCGAATTTCCAACCATTCAGCCTGTTGCTTTTTCCTCATCTCTACCTGGCGCGATTGCGGCGCGTTTTGATATCCGTTGTGATATGTAATATCAAAGGTTACATCGCTCGGCTCACGATTAAGGAAACAGGCAGTATGGTATGTGGATTCTACCTTGCTTGTGATTTCCATATCAAAAGCAAGACAGCATTCATCCATATGCGCTCGGGCATAATCAGTCAGTTCAAGTTTACCATCTTCGTTATAACCGACATATAGGGGAGCGTTATAAACAAAATGGTTATCCACGAAAAGATAATCGCCGTTTGCGGTCTTTTCACGGAGTTCCAAATTCATAAAACGCTGAACTGCAGCGTCTTGGGCGCTCAAAGTAAATGTCTGATTAACTTTGATAGCACCTTTGCGGAAACCATGTGGCTTTACATAGTGTCCATCAACATAGTTAAATGTGCCGATGGCTTCTTCAAAGCCAAGCTCTACCAATCGGATTTTTACGGCTTGTCTTGAAACACCATAATCTCGCTCCAATGCCCCGATTACCATTTCCATGACATCAACCGTATGCCTTGCATCGGTCTGTCTCATAAAATAGGCTATGTATTCTTTAGCCTTTATTGTAAAAGGTTCCTTCGGCATCTGGATTCTCGGTGCAAGCTGATTAGCCTGCTTTTCCATATACTTTGTAGCTTTTATGGATATGCGGGAATCTGCGTCGCCAACAACCTCACAACTAATGTAAGAAGCATCCGTATTGAATAGCTGTTCCAGTTTGAATGCCTTACGATGCTTCGCCCAGTGAACACACTCGTGGACAATGGTATTAATAAATGAACCAAGATTTCGAAGCAGATAAATCTGCGGGTCCACAACAATTGTTTTTCCTTTGATGTGTGTAGGAACATCTGCATCCTCGTTTGCATCGTACATTACTGTATCGGTATCATCAAAATAAATCTGTCCAAATACAGAACCATCTTCACTGATACGCTGATTTTTGACGGTTAACCCCATGTTCTTTGCAAGTTCTGTCGGGTCAACCCATACAGGGTCTTGACCACGCATTGGAATGCGAAGTGCCGCCGGATAATATTCCTGCAAGAATGCTGTTGCCACATCATCCAACTTTTCATATGGGATAATCGGCACAAGAGAATCATCTATCGGGTCTTTCACACGGCTTTTGCCGTTGTATTTTGATACCCGCAGGATTTCAAAATCATCCAGGTTCTTATCCAGATCACCACGGCAATGAGCCATCATCCACACGATATTTTCATCATAATCGTCGTAATGGTAATCTCCCTCATGGGTTTCAAACCAAATGGAAATGGCCACATCGAAATGCACCTCCATGCCCGGTTTGTCTTCAACCCACACGTGTTCTACCTTGACCTCTGAAATCTCCGTCTCTCCGGCACGATGGATTCTCTTTAATTCGATACCCAAAGAATCAAGGTTTGCCTCCAGGTAGCTTTCGGCAGCTGCCCAGAAATTATTATCAAATTTCTTTTTTACATATTCAGCAAATGAACGATGTGCTGCCATAATCTACCCTCCTTGATACAGGTTACAACTCCAGTTTTTCGATAGCTATTTTCTTTCGACTTAAGTAGCAATCGAAAAGCATATCCGCCGGAATCAGACGTATCTGGATATCCTCCAGTCCTAATGCGGAAAGCATATCCAATTTTGCCTTCCCTTTGTTTATTATTTCTTTTCCTTCGGTCGGCATCAAAAAGCAGTTCTTAACAACCGCAATATGGTGGTCTGCCAAGAATTTCTTATATGCCAACTGATACATATACTGCTTCACTACATCGCCCACGCCGGGGTTTCCTCTTAATGCGCGACCTTTTTCAAGCTGAATCAGATAATACTTGGCATCGAAAATGATGAACCAATCCTGCCCACGATACTCATTGATGGTAATGAGGTCGGGGATAAGGGTATCCTTGGGTTCGTGAGCAAAACCCTCTCCACACCATTTTGGCTTCTCAACCAAATCTATCAGCTTAGTTTTCTTATTGTATCCGTCTGCCAACGGCTCCTTCATTTGCAACTGACCAATCGCAACATCCAGTTTGTTTCCGAATGCTGCTGCACAAGCCTTTTCCCAAACTGCATGAAATGCAGTGGTGCCAAACATACTAATACCTTGATTTTCTTCAAGCATTTTTCTGTCCTGTGAAATGTAGGTATACAGTGTTTTGAGCAAAATCTGCCGATGAGTGCTGAACTGGACATTCAACTCTTTCATGATTCGCTCAAGAATATATTCCTTTTCGCCAAAGTCCTCCAAGGCTTCACCACTTAAGGAAACAGAATCCATTTCAAACAATTCTTCCAGTCCGGCATCTTGGAGCTGCTTGGAACATTCCGTAAGAACGCACTCATGCAGACGCTTGAAATAGTCCATATCATCTTCTACTGACCTATGAGTAATCAGTTCTGTATAATACGGGCGACCTTCTTCGATAATAGCAAAGCCGTCATCGATGGTTCTGTTCCAAAGAATATCACCTTCGCCGTTGACTTCCAAAATATCCTCGCTGTTGTTATAAACGCCGTACTCGTAGTAGTCGTTCAAAAGGTACAGGATAACCGCAAGAATATTAAAACTGCGGTTATCTCCGTCACCATTGAACAGATTTATAATTTGTTCCTCAGAATGACTGTAGCTTTCAAGAACTTTCACAACCTGCTTCATTCTTGTAAGCGGTTCTTTTTCAGAAAGAATGTATTTCGGATAAACCTTGATAACACGGTTGCCAATGGTAATGACGCCAACATATGTAAACACATAATAGCAATCATCATTTCCGGCAGTTTCGTCCACTACCTGAACATCTTCGTCAACAAGGTCTGTCAATTCCTTCTGCTCCGCAGTATTCGCAACGGTCTTTAAAATACCATAGGACTTTAGGCTTTTTATGAATTTTTCTACTCCTACATCATCGTAGGAGAAAAGAGTACGCAGCTGATTCTTAGTATAACGCTGCTGTTCTCGGACATAACGAGAACGAATCTTTATCTCCATATCCTATCATCCCTTCTGTGGATTGTAATAAACCTCCGCAAAATCCTCTCCGAAGATCTGAATTCCGATTTCGTCAAAGCTGTCGCATACGGCAGAATACTTGGTGGTATCCTCGCAACCGGAGAACAGCTTATGCTTATGCTGTTTTGCTGCATCTTCGTAAAGATACATAATAACCTTGCTCTTGAATACTTCTACAAAACGTGCTGCATCAACAAGGGTGTCAATTTCCTCGCTAACGGTTTTTAGTACACGCTTGGAAATGAAGAACGGACCCATCAGCTTGTCTTCGTTTACCTTGTACTCCTTGGCAAGTTTCTCGTTAATTGCACGTCTCAGAACATTCCATTCAATCTCTTTGGTATTTACAGTTCCAACTGGTACACACCCTTTGATTTTATCCTGATTCTCATTAATGCCAAGATACTCAAAATTCCAACGGCGCTTGAATGCAGTGTCCATAGGGAATACACCTTGGTCAGCACTGTTCATTGTTGCCCAAATGAACATATTATTCGGAATCTTGATTTTCTTGCACATAGCAATATCGCACTTCAGTTCTGCTGCCAGATACTTTCTGATATCTTCAGAAGTCTGAATTTCGTATTCGCTGACGCCATCCTCGTCGCGGTCAAGCAACTGGAATACGTCACCGAAAACAGCAGCCACCTTGGCTCTGTTGATTTCTTCAATTATCAAAATATGAGGCTGTGGATTCAAAGAACGCGCACTCTTCAATGCCTCAACATACACCCTCATGAACGGCCCCGGAACAAATTCATAGCGAATAGAGGCACCGTCAGAAACAGGCTTATATGTTCCAACAAACTGAGAATATGTGTAATCCGGATGGAAAGTCACACGCTCATAAGAACCTTCTGTGTCCTTCAGACACGCCTCGCAGTCTCTCTTCAAATTGAAACTCTTACCAGTACCAGGTGCACCGAAGACAATGCGATTTCTCTCATATTTAGTTGGTAAATCTGTATTGTAAATCAGCGGCATATTGACCTCCTGTAACGCCATCAAGTACATCAAGTATTTCTTGACAGCACTTCTTTGGGTATTATTTTTCTTATCAGATGCTTCTAACACAACCAAGCAATCTTGCACTTCAATCACAGCATCCGTGTAGAATACACTGTGTCCTTCATGAGAAGGGAGTGGAGTGTTGGAAATGTTGCTTACATACTGATTGATGGAATTTGCCGTGTAAGGCTGTCCTGCATCGGAATCACCCTCCGGTTTAACCTGTGTTTCCATCCAAGCACGGAAGTTACGCTTATTACGTTCTTCCGGATTGTCAAACTCGATTTCATCGACTTCATCAATAATTTCTTCGCTACCGTAATAGTATCTATCATACAGGAACATCAAGTTTGCCTCATCGGTGAGAGGATAACAAGATGTCAATTTACCCTCGGATTTCACAGGAAGCTGCTCACCGGATGCAAAATTGCGATGCCATGTTCCAGGCTTCATATTTGCCATTGCAGATGTTGAATCATAGAAGTAATTTCCAATACCATCAACAAAAGCCAACAGACTTTCGCCGTCCATTGCAACGACAACAGTGCTTGCGTCCATTTTATAAAAACGAATAAGTTCTCCTGCCTTGCGGGAGGCAACATTCTCGGCATATCCGAATTTTTCTTTCAATGCCTCCGTGATTGCACCTTTATCAAGACCTTCACCTGCGACATAATCCTCAAGAGAACCGATATCTCGCCAACCGATACCTATAACAGATTTCTGATTCCATTCTGCTGCATAATTCTGGGTATCATCGGAAGTGCCGACTCTTACAAACTGAATGATGTCTCCACCAAAGCGTTCAAACAGCACATCCTTGAACTCGCTATAGTACCATCCTGCATAATTAGAAATCATGGCCAACTGACCGCTACGAGTGAAGTATTTTTCACTCGGCTTGATTTTCAATGCATAGAGAATGTGGCGCTGCCAATCAGAGGAATGGAAGCAACTCAGCTTATCTGGGCAAACCATCGCAAGGTACTTGTGGAACCAACCCCAATTACAGTACGGCTCGCCGACTTCGTTCCAAAGAGTCGTATCCAACTGCTCATAATCAGCAAGGGTGTCGAGAGTTGCATTCTGAACAATCCCCGCTGCTTTAACCAAGGCGTCTCGGATGCTGCGACCCAGTTCTAAAGCATCATCTTCCGTAAGTACTTGTGGTTTCTGAGGAATACCCGTTGTCCATTCTCCGGTCTTCTGTTTTTGGAACAGACCGAACTTATAAGCAGAACCACCGGAAATACTGCCGAAATGCTGACGACAATTCTTGTTCATTTCAAGCCAACAGCAAAGGGAGTCCTGGTTCTCACCAACCGTGTAGAACAGGTAATTCAACAGTTCATCATCCGGCAACGCTGCCAAAATCTCCGGAGAAAACTTGGATGTAAATTCTGTCAGTATAGATTCCAGATCATCCTTTTTCGTAGGAATATCCAAGCCAGTTTCAGAGACATAGGACTGCAGATATCTGGCAGCCTTTTCATACTCATTTGCATCATCATTTTGCTGTGTAACTTCATCTGTGCTTGTCTTCAGATAAGGCCTGTTATCATACATCGAGATATAATCATAAATTTTGCCCTTGTGTATTACCGCAATATAAATCCCTAACTTATTAACGATTCTATCGAAAGGCAGGGTAGGCGTGTAATTGTTAGGAATAATAATCTGATTACCAGGTCCACTTCGCTGTCCATTCTTAGTTCCGGAAATCTTCTCAATCGTTTCCTCACCGCACTCAAGACTGAAGATATAGTTTTCGTACTTATCAACAGAACTATTTAACCCAAAGCAGTAATACTTAAGTCCGTGTTCTAACGCATATCTCCATGCTACTCCACGCTCATACGCACCACTATCTCTTGTGTCAAAATAGTTTTTAGTATTATCTTGTTTATGCACCAAAGGGTAAACGAAAATAACGATTTGCTCTCCGGTCTTCAAGGACAGAACAAAGCCTCTTTCTTTCGTACCTTCTATGTACTGTTTTAAGGCTTCATCACAGCCCATATATTCATTTAAGGCCTCTACAGCCTGCGAAGTTGTATATGCCATGATGCATTCCTCCTTTCATTACTCTATGATGCCAAATTTTGACATTGTATCAACAACCGCTTCTGCACAGCACTTTGCAAAAAGCGGAGGTACTGCGTTTCCAATCATTTTGTACAATTCCATATTGCTACCTTCAAACACATAATCATCGGCGAAGGTTTGTAATCTTGCAGCCTCTCTAACGGTTATGGTTCTCTGTTGAGATGAATCCGGATGGATATGGCGTAAGCCATCTTTATAAAGATGTGCGGGAATAAGGTTACTCGGCTCATCCCATCGGATAACATGATATTTATGAACATTGGAGTTCTTTCCTGTCATCTCAGTGTATAGCTGTTTCAGTGCATCGATTGATGTATACTGATTTCTTCCAGATTCGATATCTTCAGTCAATAGTTTAAAAATCCCAACATCTCTGTCACTCTGCCATCTTGCCACATGGTTTGGAACATCACGTTCAGGAAGAGAGTGCCTTGTTCTTGCACCATTTACCTTTATGTCCTCAGACAACGGGTACAACTTCGGTAAGTCGCCGATTGCCTCATAAACAGTTTTTTTCTGCATGGTTTTATGCTTAGGTAAGGCCACTTTATAGAAATAACTGATAGCTTCGCTACTTCTGTCTCCAAAAACATCCTTACGAACACCGAAAATAATTATTCTCTTTCTGTTTTGAGGAACACCATAGTCGGTAAAGTCAATTATTGCTTCACCTAAATTGGGAAGCAACAGATACCCCGTCTCATTAAAACTCTCCTGGATAATGTCAATTATCGGTCTATCACCAGGTTTTGCACTTAATATTCCAGGTACATTTTCAAAGATGAATGCTTTAGGTCTGTATCGGTCTAATACCTTGATGTAGCTCTCAAACAGATAATTTCGGTAGTCATTTTTCATACCAAACTCATCACGAACACGCCCTGCAATGGAATAAGCCTGACAGGGAGGACCACCAATTACGACATCGATGCCGCCTGCAGTGTCAATAAGTTTATCTAAACCGATTGAACTACCATACGCTTTATCATTTTCCCAACCTGCGAACAATTCATCCGTTCTCTGAATATCAAAGCGAAGAACTCGTGTTTCTGCATCAGAATAATGCAACTTCTCGCGCATTCTGTTTTCGAGATTTTTACAGGGAACTTTTTCCCACTCAACAGCTGCAATTGTATCGAAGGCCCCGGATTGTTCAAAACCATCCATCAATCCGCCACATCCAGCAAACAAATCGATGGAACGAATTTTAGTTTTGCCCATTTTCATTCTCCTGTATAATTCTCATTATTGCTTCTCCAAGTGCCTGTCCCAACAACGGTGGAACTGCATTTCCTACCTGTCTGCTTTGCTGTGTCTTTGTGCCTGTAAAAACAAAATTGTCAGGAAACGACTGCATTCTCGCACTCTCACGCACAGTAGGAATTCGATTGTACTGATAATGGAAAAGGTTTCTGTGTCCAGTATCAACAGTTCTTGCCGGTGTATTTCCGTTCAGTCGTGTCCAAGCCATATGGAACTTTCTGCTTTCGCCCCATCCAGAAGGAAGGTCCTTATAGTTGCCACCTTCTGGCACAAGAGCGATGGTATCCTTAACCATCTGTGTATGGTTAGTACCAAGATGGTTATAAAGGACTTCACAGTCACCCCTCATCAGTCTCTGATATTCAGTTAAAGGCTCCTGCTCATATTCGGAAACGTCATCACCAATTCCGTTTTCCAAAGCAGGTAAGTCACTTACAGCATCTCTGCAAGTACGATATGTTTCTGGTGTAAACATAGGTTTAGGAAATTCAGGTACACCGAGGTCTTCTCTAATACCCATGAAAATTAATCTTTTCCTATTCTGTGGTACACCATAGTCGGCAGCACAGAGAATCTTGCAGTCGATGTTATATCCCATATCCTTAAAACGGCGCAAAATTTCCTCTTTGATCTGTCCTTCATACAATGTTGCCATTCCAGGTACATTTTCAATGATAAAGGCTTTGGGTTTGTATTGCTTCACAATTTCGATGACCGCCAGATATAACTTATTTCTCTCGTCATCAAAGTTTCTTGGCCCCGTTAAAGAAAAGCCTTGGCAAGGTGGTCCTGCGATAACCACATCAATTTCACGTTCTCCGGCAATACGTTTTATCTCATCAAAAGTCTCCTGTTTGGAAAGGTCTGCGTTCAGTGCAACTGCTCCATTATGGTTTTTTACAAACGTATTCAATGCAGCCTGGTCATTGTCAACGCCCACTATGATGTCAAATCCGGCATCCATAAAACCCTTTGACAGACCGCCGCACCCGGCGAACAAATCTATAGCATTCAT